AAATTTCTCTTATAAATCAAACGGATTGTATGTAGGCATATTCCATCGTGGTCCTGTAAAGGATACTGATTTACGTCTCTGCTGCCACTCAGAATACCCTGCCGTCACACATCAGAACGGATTCGGGGCACAATATCGGTCGCCTGTGCGGGCTTATTTGACAGTTAAACAGCCTGAATTATTAGCCTTTGAGTATATGTGAACCATGTACACGAACAGAAATCTGGCCGTTATAATAGTCTTTTGATTCTAGAACTTTGTGGGTAAATTGTTCTCTGGCCTCGATGTAAGAGCATTGCGCCTTGCTTGTGCAGTAATATAGGACTTCCCGAGTGAAGTTTTCTTTGCCTAATTTCAATACGTCAGCATTTAATTCCAGATTTGAACCGTAATAATCACGCCAATCTGAATCAACTTTTGATCGTATTTTCTTTTTTTTCTTAGTGCCGTTCTTAAGTTTAACTACTTTGTAGCTGGTTTTAGCGAACTTGGCTAATTTTTTGCCTATATATTTGCGTCCAGAGATGACATTTGTTATCAAGTACACGAAACCCACACACTCTTCGGGGAGTGTTTCAATGATTTCATTTTGATAAGTCCATGACATGCACTAATTAGTGTTGTCAGATGTGCCTTTGTGTTGATTCTGGTTTGCCTTGCGTTTTGCTTTTGCCTGTTTCATATCTTCATTTTTCCAATCTCGCCACTCTTGTACTTTTACACGACGAGCAGAGCAGATGCGCCTAATCTCACTTAACCACCATCGAACATCCATACCTGCTCGCTTGGTGTCCTCGTTGAGCCATTTTTGATTTGCCTTAAAATATTCGCGAAAAGCTGACATGAGTTCATCATGTAGCTGTTCGTCTTTGTCCATTACTCAGTAACCTCAAGATCATTGGCATAGCTGGTAAAGCCGTTTTCTTTAATCACACGTAGCACATTGTTTACACGACCAATAAGTTCATCTTTGTGACTGATTAAGAACACATTCTTTTTGCGTTCACGTGACGTTTTTTTCAGTATGCTTAATGCGCCTTCTACACCGCTAGCATCAAGTCCGTTGTCAATAAGTTCGTCTACAAACAGTAAATTAATCTGTTGATATAAACTTTCCCACACATCGCGGAACGCTAGAGATAACGATAAAATCAATCTAGTACGTTCGCCACGAGACAAGTTGTCAAAGTCAAGATCCTGGCCTAATTGTGTAATCTCAACATTAAGATCGTTTAAGAAACTAACGGTATGCGGCAAGCCCATCTTGTCAAGATAGTAAGTCAAACGGTTGTTCAAGTACGCTAGATTCTGATCAATAATTTTCTTACGAATAAACGAATCTTTTGATGTTAACAACTTGAGCAAGAACTCTTGATGGTCCTTTAGGGTGCTCAATGTGTTAATACTATCCCAATTAATTTCTTGTAGAGCAGTATCAGTAAGTTCATCAATTTGTTCTTGATACGGGTCTGACTCACCTGCTTTGATCTGTAACTGTGTTTCTAAAGTTTTCAAATTATTCTGATGCTTTAGAGCCTGTTCAACAGAGTCGTAGTATGTGTCCGGCCGGACTGTTTGCTCACCTAGCGCAGTAATTTCTTTATTAATCTTAGCTAGGTCTAGTGTAACTTTATCAAAGTATTTTTGTGCGTCATCCGAGTGAGTCGTAGCCTCAGCAGACATTTCTTCATGTTTATGATCACGGAGATCTTGTTCACAAGCGTGGCACTTTTTGTCTTTCAACTTAGCAAGCTCGCTTGCGTACTTTTTTACGCTTCGCTCCGCTTGCGCTATCGCGCTGTCTAAAGTTGCCCGCTCCTTATTGAGACTCTTGAGCTTGGACGTGCGCTCTTCGTACACTTTTAGTTCAGCATGTTTAGAAAGTTCAGTGTCAATATCAACACCTTCTAATTCAATAATAGCACGACCAATTTTTTCTAATTCGTTTTCGTGCTGAGTATTCCATGCGCTTTGTCTAGTCAATAATCCGTCAATACTTACCTGAATTTTTTCATTACTTTTCTTTGCGGCTTCTAAATCTGCGTTCTTTTGATAGATGTCATCTTTAGTAGTCTTAATCATTTCTTTAAGTGTTTCTGCCTTTTCGGATAGCAACGTAACGCCTAATAATTGTTCAATAATAACCCGCTGGTCGTTAGCCCGCATACTAAGAAACGGCTCGGTGTAGGTGTTAAGGGCTACAATATGTTTGAACATATCATGCGACATTTCTAATAACTCATCAAGATCTTTTTGTGTTTCACGCATGTCGCCTTGTGCGTCATCAGATTCGTCAGTCTCTTGCTCTTGATCATTTACATAGAACTTTAGTACGTTAGGTTTTCGTCCACGCTCAATACGATAGTTAGTGCCGTCCTTTTCAAACGTTAATGTAACTAACATGCCTTTATTGTTAATCTTGTTAATAAGATTATCTTTTTTAATGTTAGTTAATGCGTTACCAAACAAACTATAACTGAGCGCATTTACAATAGTAGTTTTACCTGTACCGTTTCTGCTACCGCTGTCATCTCCGCCTTGATCTAAGTTTTCACCTAGCACAAGTGTTAGATTTTCTTGCGCAAAATTTACAGCCTGGGTTTGATTACCCACACTCATGAAGTTTTTTACTGTTAATTCTTTAATTTTTATCATAGGCTGTTATAAATCTCTAATAGCGTATTCTTGTTAAACTGATCAGAGTCAATATTAATAATTTGACTTGACACAATTTGATCAACTGATTCAAATGCTTGAATGTCGATATTAGTATTAATTTCAATTTCTTTACGTTCGGCAATTAACGTAAGTTCTCGGATGTCATAATCCGCAATAAATTTTTCTTTAATAAAACTTGCTTCTTCGTAGGTAATATCGATGTCTAACGCAACTCGTAAATGTTGTTTAGGTTTAATAATAGTATCAGCTTCGTCAATTAATCTGCTTAATGCTAATGTACGAAATGTCGGTTGATTAGGCCACGAATGAAATACCGGTTGACCGCCCCATTCTAAAATCATCATGCCTCGATCGTCATCCCAAGCATCTGAATAGTTATGAGGAAATGCGTTACCGATGTAACACATATTTTCATTCATTTGACGTTTATGAAAATGTCCGCTAAAGCCCATTTCAAAGCCTTTAAACGCTTCTGCTTGAAGCTCTCCGTGATCAGGCATCTGTACCATTGCGTTCATAAAGAACTTGGGCAATTCAAAGTGGCCAAAACAATATTTGCCTGTGCGATTTTTAATAGTCTTCCACTCCTCGCCAACTAGCCACGGGCATAGGGTAACATCACCAATGGTGGTAACTTCGGGAACTACAGTAACACCGGGAATATATTTGCCAAATTCTACAGAGTGAATATCCCGCTTGTCTTTGTAATATAGATCATGATTGCCAGGGAAGAAATAAAATTGATCGAACGCCTGACCGAGCTTTTCCAAGGCCCTAAGGCTATAGTCCATAGTAGTGATATTAAGACTATTGCGATTATGATGCCAATCGCCCATAAAAATTCCAACATCACAACCTTCCTCCTTGGCTTTGGCAATGTACCAGTCTACGAAATCCTCACAGTCTTGATTGTGAGTATTACTGTTCGACTTCAATCCAAAATGTATGTCTGTAAAACAGGCAATCTTTTTAAACATATTACTCATTAGAACTGCTTTCCTCATTGCGTTTTACTGCGGCAGCATGTTCACCGGCACCTGTGCGCGAGTATGATGGATTCATACCGTTCATCTCAAGAATGTCATCACGGATATTTTGATTACGCTTTTCAATATTAATAACACGAACAAAACTGTTGGTCACCGCCGCAGTAAAGTAAGCAAATGGGTTATCACTTTTGCTTTCATCAAATTGTAATCCAATCTGTGTTAACTGTAGAATAGCCTGACCCTTCATCTCGTCATTGTATGTGTAGCCACGAACGTTGCCGCGAGTAGCGTACCTCTCACATAATTTTAACATCATTCGTGCTAGAGTTGGAGTAATTTGACCCGCATCTTTGTCAAATTTGCCTTTTTCAAGATCACCCTTCCAATGGCTTTTACCCACGCAAATTATTTCATCTTCATCGTTAAACTTCCAATGCTGGAACGGCGGAAAGTTTACTTTGTCTCGGTGATCTGCTAGACTTTTAGGATTCTTTTTACGTACATTATTAAGCGGAATATGATCAAAGGTCATGATCCTAAACACAACATCTGTTTTGGCAATCTTTTTATAGTCTACTTCACAGTCTGCTTGTTTGACTTTTTGCCCGTCTTTTTTGCGGGTAGCATAGTCTAAATCACCTATTCTTTTGGCTTGATTTCTTTTAGCTTCTGCTACTGTACGTATGTTTATTTTGTCCACACTCGGCAAAATAATATCATATTGATGATACTTTGGATCGGTAAAACTACAGTATGATGTCTTACTTCTGTGTATTTCTAACAACATATCTTTATTGTTTAGATAGTTAACTTTTGCGGTCATGGATCATTCCTATTTTAAGCTATTATAAACTACGCGGTTAATAAAGTCAAATAAATACTTGCCAAAGGGACATATTATGGCAGTCAATGGACAAAATTTACAATCAACTATAGCGGCTACTACAGCAACGTTCGGTGCGGCAACTGCCGCAATTGGCACTGCGCAACGGCTTGGTTCAGCACTATCAAATATAGGTAGCGCAGCCGATGTTGGTAGCGCAATTCGCAGTATCAATCTTCCAGCGGCAGGTGAAGCAGTTGGTGATATTATGGGTGCTATCTCCATGTTTGGCGGTGGCGGCGATAATCCTAATGATTGGCGAGTTAAATTAAGCATGCCAAACTGGGTTAGTTTTAAAAATAGTGCTGTGCTTAAACCACTGAAAGATGCGGGAGGATTTATATTTCCATACACTCCGGAAATATCAATTAGTAGCACATCAAAATATACCCCAGTTGTTCCGACACACAGTAATTATCCCTTCCAAGCATATCAAAATAGTGATCCTGGCACAATAACTGTTACAGGAGATTTCAACGTAGAAGACAGTACACAAGCATTGTATTGGATTGCCTGTGTTCACTACTTGCGATCAGTTACAAAAATGTTTTCTGGATTTGATCCTAAAGCAGGTAATCCTCCTCCAATTGTAAAGTTAAACGGATACGGAGCATACGTGTTTAAAAATATTCCAGTACTAGTTACATCCATGAAAGTCACGCTAGGTAAAGAATGTGATTATATCAGTTGTAATGTAGTAGGTAGTGCCGCAGGCGAGCTAGCTGGTATCGCTGATAGTATTGGCGGCCTTGCTGACGCAGTTGGTGGAGCCTTACCTGGCTTATCTGGTATTACAAGTACGGTAAGTAGTATAGCAGGCGGCGTCGGCCAAGTAGCAAGCCTATTAGGCAGTTTTGGCCTTGGTGGCTCGACTAGTGGCGGAACAGCACATGTGCCAACAAAGAGTACAATTGTAGTTACATTACAGCCTGCTTACAGTAGAGCAAGTGCTCGTAGTTTTAGTCTTGATAGATTTGTACAAGGTGGATACATGAATAACTCAGTAGGATACGTATAATATGTCAGCAGTATACACAAACTTTAGCCCGTGGGCCACTACGGAAATAAAAGAAAATTATCTTGGGGTTCTATCAATTAGAGCAGTCAGCGCCGAGCCCGATGATTTTTTATATACAATAGAATCACAGTATACACACCGTCCAGATCTACTGGCATATGACTTGTACGGTGAAGCTTCACTATGGTGGGTTTTCATCCAGCGCAATCTTAATGTGCTCCAAGATCCGATATTTGATTTTGTATCGGGCACAAAAATCTATATTCCAAAGTCTAGCAGTTTAAAAATAGTGTTAGGTCTGTAATATGGGTATTCTTGATTCAGCAACAACCGCAGTTTCTGACGTAGCTAACGCCATAACCTCAGGACCAGCATCTGCGCTGTCTAGCGTAACTAATGCTATTTCGGGAGCGTTGGGCGGAGTAGGGTCTTTATTATCTAGCCTAGGCGGATCAAAACTTCCGCTACCAAACATACTATCTCAATATACCACTTATAACTATGTGTTGAGCATTGGTGTATTAACAACTGCTGACCTTAATAATCCCGACGCTACTTATATGGCAGGAAAAAATATACCGTTAATTTGTAAGTCAGCAAACGCAGATCCGTCAAACAGAATTGCTACCGCCTACGGTAAATTTGATTTTTTTATTGAGAATCTCCAACTTCACAGCCAGATGGGATTTCAAAAAAACGCAAATACCAACATTACAAAATTAAGCTTCTCAATCACAGAGCCGTTCAGCATGGGAATGTTCCCCATCACCCTTCAAACAGCGGCATTTCAATACGGCTGGAAAAATTATAGAGATGCTCCCTTCCTGTTAAAAATTGAATTTAGGGGCAACAAAGCAGACGGGTCAATGGCAGTAGTACCACAATCTACTAGATATATTCCTTTCAAATTCATATCAATGAATATGCGTACTAGTGAAAAAGGCACGAACTATGACTGTAAAGTTATTCCTTATAATTTTACTGCGCTTAGTACACGGAATTCAAACTTCAAAAGTGATGTATCATTTAAAGGCGCAACTGTTCAAGAAATGCTACAAACCGGTGAAAAAAGTTTACAAGCAGTGATCAATCAACGACTCCAGCAGATGAAAACTGACGGATTATTGAAAGTTCCAGACGAGGTGGTTATATTATTTCCAACTAATCCGGCATCGTCTGCCAGTGCTGCCGCATCGTCTTCAAACACTGAATCAAAAGGGTCAGCAACTACTAGCGCACCCTCAGGTGGAGGAGGAGGCAAAGGTGAATTACTTAAAAAGTTAGGGATAGCTGAAAGTAAAATTAATAAAACACTAGTACAGCCCGACGGTGAATGTAATGCTTTAGGAAAAGCAAGTATGGGATTTGGCCTTGATAAAAAGGGTGATCCTGCATTTGGTAACGAAAGTAAACAATGGGACGGTAAAAATAAAGTATGGGCCCGCGGCAACTCCACTGGCAATATTAAAGAAGGCGAATTTAGATTTAGTCAAGATACTAATATTGTAAATGCTATTAATCAAGTGCTGATCAGTAGTAATTATCCATCAGAAACATTAGATCCTGGAAAACTTAGCCCAGAAGGTATGCGAGATTGGTGGATCATTGATGTTCAAACGTATCCGATCGACACAGATGAAAATGATGATTCTACTGGTAAAAAACCCAGCTTGTTTGTGTATAGAGTAATGCCTTATAAAGTTAGCACAGCATCTACTAATCCTCCAAATACTGCTCCTCCTGGAATTAAAAACTTAAAAAAACAGGCGGTTAAAGAATATAATTATTTGTATACTGGAAAAAATACAGAAGTTTTAAAATTTGATATCGAATTTAATTTAAGTTTTTCAACATTAATGGCCGCTGACGGATTAAAAAGATCTCAGGATGTCCAATTAGGCGCAAATCAAGGATCGGCTGAAGTTAAGAAAAATATATTAGATCCACAACCAGACGGCCAAAAAGTAGCGGCATTAGCGGGAGTTACACCGACGTCTACAATATTTTCACTAACCTCGACTACAACTGATAGATTAGGTGGCGGCGGAGCAGACACTCAAGCAACCCGAGCGGCTCGTGTATTTCATGATGCAATTACCAAAGGGGTAGACATGATGAAATTGAATATGGAAATTTTTGGTGATCCATACTACATTGCGCAAAGCGGGATGGGCAATTATACTTCAAAACCGACGGCATTTCAAAATCTAAATCAAGACGGAACAGTTAATCATCAAAACGGCGAAGTTCATATATCGGTGAATTTTAGAACTCCGATCGACATTAATCAAGGAACCGGCTTGTATAATTTTGCTGGATCAACATCTGCCCCAGTAGTCCAATGGAGTGGATTGTATCGTGTAATAACAGTGATTAGTAAGTTTGAAGGCGGCCAGTTTAAACAAACATTAAGTGGCAACAGGGTACAGCAACAAGAAAATCCAAAACCCGGTACAGCAGCCAACACATTTACTACAAGTAACGCAAAACCAGATCCTAAGGATCCTTACGCAGTAGGCGGACCATAATATGGCAGGACTAGATGATCAGTCAACAGAAAAATCAGTAAACCCCGGCGACCAAGCCCCTCCCCGACCCGGCCCCTTCCTAGCAAAAGTTGTCGGAGTACTTGACCAAGAGTATATGGGAGGACTAACGGTCCAATTAATGAAACCGGGCGGCAATGATGCGGTTGACGGGCAGACAATCCCAGTCAAAATGCTAACCCCGTTTTATGGTACCACAGGTGTTGGTAATGTAGGAGCCGATCCTAACGACTATAACAATACACAAAAAAGTTACGGCATGTGGTTTGTACCGCCAGATGTAGGAACAATCGTTCTAGTATTTTTTATTGATGGAAATCCAAAGTACGGATACTGGATGGGGTGTGCGCTCGATGACAGTATGAACTTTATGTTGCCGGGCATAGCCGCAACAGAAGCAGTTGTTGAGGGTGGTGGACGACTTCCTGTAGCCGAATATAACAAAAAATTAAACGAGCAAACATGTGTAGATACAACCAAAGTTAAAAAACCAAAACACCCTTTTGCTTCAGTGTTAGAAATACAGGGACTAGTAAAAGATGACGTTCGCGGGATCACAACAAGTAGTGCCCGCAGAGATATTCCTAGCGCAGTCTTTGGTATATCAACCCCTGGCCCGCTTGATAAGACTCCGGGTTCAAAAACAGGTGATGTTGGTGTAAAAGATAATGTACAAAAAGGAGTTCCAGTTAGCAGATTAGGCGGCACTACCTTTGTGATGGACGACGGCGATGATAAATTTTTACGTAAAACAAAAGCTAGCGATGGTCCACCAGAGTATACCGCAGTAGAGCAAGGCGAAACTGGCGGTGATGTAAAAATACCGCACAACGAATTAGTTCGTATTCGAACTAGAACTGGCCACCAAATTTTACTACACAATAGCGAAGATTTAATTTATATAGGAAATGCGCGAGGCACGACCTGGATAGAGTTGACCAGCAACGGCAAAATTGACATCTACGCAGAGGATAGTATTAGCCTACATACTAAACAAGATTTTAATGTGACAGCTGATAGAGATATCAACATGACTGCTAAAGGAAATATTAATCTTAATTCAACGGCGTTAACAAATTTGTCATCAACTGGTAATTTTAATATTAACTCAGCCGGTACAGCAAATATAACATCTACAGGAGCAGCCAACGTGAGTAGTGGTGCTGGTGTATTAGTTACTGGTACTAGAATTGACCTAAATGGCCCTGCGGCCGCCAAATCAATTAAAGCACCTAGGGCAGTTCGAATACCCCAAGCAGAACCGTGGAAGGGGCATGAGAATCTAGATCCTACAGCGTTTACTCCGGCCAAAACAAAAGCAGTAGTGCCGGCAGTCGGAGTAACCCCAAAAGACCCAGTAGAACCTACTCCGGCATCATTTGGAAAATATTCAACAGCCACTGATACATTTAGTAAAATTAAAGGAGCAGAGTAATGAGTTCAAACGGAAATTTATACACTAAAATAGCATTGCCAGCTGCCAATCGTGCCGAAGATATTCATCCTAAGATGTACAAGGGATTTAGTACGCTAAGTGCTGATACAGAAAATTATAGTTTATACGACTTATCTTTGATACAGCAAGATTTGTTAAATCATTTTAATGTTCGTCAAGGCGAGCGATTAATGAATCCTGCGTTTGGCACAATTATCTGGGACTTATTATTTGAACCACTAACTGAAGACCTCAAAGGATTAATTTTAGAAAACGTAAATCAGATTATCAATTATGATCCTCGAGTTAAAGCTGACAACGTTATTGTTACATCCTATGAAAGCGGAATACAAATTGAATGCTTTTTAACTTACCTGCCGTATAACATCAGCCAGAGTCTACAACTACGTTTTGACCAGGCAAACGGCCTGTTGGCAGCATAATATACGCAGATAATTTTATTCAATAAATACAAGATATAGGATAAATCATGAGTTCAACCGATAGACAAAATAGGTTATTAGTAGCTGAGGACTGGAAAAAAGTCTATCAGAGTTTCAGAAACGCAGACTTTCAGAGTTACGATTTTGAAAATCTTCGCAGGACCATGATCGATTATATCCGTCAAAATTATCCTGAAGATTACAACGACTACATTGAATCTAGCGAATACCTTGCCCTCATTGATCTTATCGCATTTATGGGGCAAAGTATTGCTTTCCGTGTTGACTTAAATGCTCGCGAAAATTTCTTAGAATTAGCAGAGCGTCGAGAATCAGTATTAAGATTAGCACGTATGTTGAGTTATAATGCTAAACGCAACGTGGCAGCTTCTGGTGTTTTAAAATTCTCATCAGTTCAAACTACTCAAAATGTCATTGACAGTAACGGTCGAAACTTATCAGGCCAAGTAATTGCGTGGAACGATGCGTCAAACGATAACTGGTACGATCAGTTTATTAAGATTATGAACGCGGCTATGGCGCCCACTCAACAATTTGGAAGCCCGTCTGACAAAGCAGATGTTTACGGAATTCCAACAGAGCAATATAGATTTAATGCGGCCAATAATGATGTGCCGGTATACGCATTTACTAAATCTGTTGGCGGTCGCAACATGAATTTTGAAATAACTAGCACTACATTTACCGGACAAAATTATATCTATGAGGAGCCGCCATCGGTTGGTAATAAGATGGCGTGTATATATCGTGATGACGGGCGCGGCCCGAGCAGTAGAGGATCGGGTTTCTTTTTAAATTTTACACAAGGTACTTTGAATCAAGGATCATTTACTATTACTCAACCAAGCTCAACAGAATCAGTTGACATTGATTCTACTAACATTAATAATAACGATGTATGGTTATATAAATTAAATCAAGCAGGAATTGAAACTGAAAAATGGTCAAAAGTTTCTAGTTTTGAAGGCAACAACATTATTTACAATAGCCTTAATAAAAAGATTAGAAATATTTATGGAGTAGTAACTAGAGCAGGAGATGCTATTAGTCTAACATTTAGCGATGGCATATTTGGAAATTTACCATTAGGTATATTTAGAGTATACTATCGAATCAGTAACGGGCTTGCGTACACTATCAATACTCAAGATATCCGTAGTGTAACAATTAATATTCCTTATTATTCTAGCTCTAATCAACAAGAAACATTGACCATTTCTTTAAGTCTAGCTACCTCTGTATCTAATGCGGATGTTTCAGAAACTAGCGACAGCATTAAAGCCAATGCTCCGCAAACATACTATACACAAAATAGAATGATTACAGGCGAGGACTATAATATTAGTCCGCTATCAGCAAGTACTCAAGTAGCAAAAGTAAAAGCAGTTAACCGAACAAGTAGCGGCATTAGTCGATATTTTGATCTAGTAGATCCAACAGGAAAATATAGTTCTACAAATCTATTTGCCACAGATGGTATCATTTATAATGAAAAATACAAATCGCAAACACGATTTAGTTATGCTAATAAAACAGATATTGAAGGCGTAATTTATAATAATGTTTTTGATATATTAACTAGAAAAAATTTACGTAATTTTTATTATTCAAACTTTAATAATTTTATCACATCCAGTCTTAATATTTCTTGGTTTAATCGTACAACCGATACTGGAATGTCATCTGGGTACATTGGCGCAACTGACGGCACTCCGTATAAAGTGGGTTCATACACTAGTACTGATTTAAAATATTTTACTTCTGGATCTTTAATTAAATTTATTCCACCGGCCGGCTATTATTTTAATACTAATAATAATAACTCATTGGTACTACAAACCGTGCCTGCTAGTCCCGGAACGAGCGCATACTTATGGGCAGAAGTTATATCGGTCGTAGACGACGGTACTGCGGTTGGTACTGGAACATTATCTACAGGGTTCGGCCCATTGATGTTGAATAGAGTAGTTCCTACAGATGCTACAATAACACAAATTCTGCCAAAGTGGAGAACAGTGATTGATAGTACAGTTATCACTACTATGATAGAATTAATCTTTGCTAACAAACCGTTCGGCCTAAGATATAGTAGTGTTACTCAAACATGGCAAATTGTATTCGAGTCAAATCTTGATATAGTATCTCAATTCAGTCTTGGTAAACAAGGTGACGTTTCTAATAAGCAACAAGACGCTAGTTGGTTATTGTTGTTTACTACTGATAACGAATATTATACTATTACTAGCCGTGAAGAACAATACATTTTTGAAAGTAACCAACAAATTAGATTTTACTTTGATAGTAGCAATAAAATTTATGATAGTCGTTCTAATTCAGTAGTTAAGGACAATATTAATATTCTGAGTGTTAATACACAACCGGGTGTTACTAGTCCGTTCACTCGTGATCAAGTATGGGATGTTGTTTCTGAGTTTATTGGTCTTGATGGATATATTGATACTAAAAAATTGATAGTATCATTTGCTGATTCTGACGATAACAATGTTGTCGATGACCCTGAATTGTTTATGAATATAGTTGATCCACTAACAAACCCAACGACAAAATATATCCTACAAGAAAAATATTTAATTAGTCAAGGCCAAGAAGATTATAGATATATTACAAATACTGATAATAAAGTGATAGTGTTGCCAACAGATCCTAACGCATATGGTTCTTATGTTGACGGACAATATTTTTATTTCATTGATACTGATACTGTAAAAAAATTAAATGCGTCTACTGGCAAATTAACTACCAGTTTAGATTATAAAGTTTTTGTTGGCCGCGATAATCTAAAATTCCAATATACTCATAGTGCCGATTACGAATCAAGAGTTGATCCAGGATCAAGCAACATTATGGATGTATTTGTCCTAACAACGGGATATGATACTGCATTTAGGCAATGGTTGAACGGTGCTAATATAACAAAACCGTTAGCACCAAGCTCAGACGAATTATATAATACTGTTGCTCCATCGTTAAATTTAATTAAGTCAATTAGTGACGAAATTGTATATCATCCTGTAAGTTATAAAATTTTATTTGGCGCAACGGCTGATGAAGATGTTCAAGCAAGTTTTAAAATTGTAAAAAATGCTGGGCAAGTACTGACCGACAATGATGTTAAAGCTCGTGTTATCACAGCAATGAATCAATTTTTTGCTTTAGAAAATTGGGAATTTGGAGACACTTTCTATTTTACTGAGCTAGCAACATATATCGTAAATCAACTTGCCCCGGACATTAGTAATTTTGTCATTGTGCCTAGACAATCTGGTTTAAACTTTGGCAGCTTATTTGAAATTAAGTCAGCAACTGATCAAATTTTTATTAACGGAGCAACAGTTAACGATATTGAGATTATCTCCGGTATAACATCAAGCGCCATTAAATCAATAAGCGGCACAACAGTATCATCGACAGCGACTTCTCAACAAACAATTACAAGTTCAACATACGGATCAACAAATGGCTGATAGCATTAATCCAAATAAAAATAAAGTTTCTAGTTTTCTTCCAAGATTTTATAGATCGGATTCAAATAAGAAATTTACACAGGCTACCCTTGATCAATTAGTACAGCCCGGGACAGTTGATAAACTTAACGGTTTTGTTGGAAGAAAAAATGCTAAAGCAAGTACCGGTAAAGATATCTTTATTAAAGAGATTAGCGACCAACGGCAAAATTATCAATTAGAACCAGGAATGGTTATTAAAGATGCGTTAGATAATGTAACATTTTTTAAAGACTATATTGACTATATTAATCAACTTGATGTATTCGGTGGCAATGTTAAGAATCATGCCCGTTTAAATAAGCAAGAATTTTATTCATGGGATCCTCATATTGACTGGGATAAGTTTGTTAACTTTCAAAATTATTACTGGTTGCCATACGGCCCCGATGTAATCGCCATAGCCGGCCAGCAACAAAAAATTGAAAGTACATATACTGTTACTGTTGAAACAGAAGGTAATAGTTTTGAATATGTGTTTACTCCTAACGGGTTAACTCGAAATCCAACAATTAAATTATATAAAGGGCAAACTTATAAATTTGAAATTAATAGTCCCGGAAATCCGTTTAGTATTAAAACTGTTAGATCATTAGGCACATTAGACAGATATAAAACATTTGGATTAGATGGTGTTGCGGTTGAAAACGGTACAATTACCTTTACAGTCCCAACAGATGCCCCGGACGTATTATATTATGTGAGTGAATCAGATATTGATCTCGGCGGAGTATTCCAAATATTTTCAATAAATGAAAATACAAAAATTGATGTTGAACAAGAAATCATTGGTAAAAAGAATTACTCCCTAGCTAACGGCACTGCCCTTAGCAACGGAATGAAAGTAAAATTTATCGGCGGCGTAATGCCTTTATCATACGCTTCTGGTGAATATTATGTCGAAGGCGTAGGTACTGCTATTATTTTAATTAACGCATCAGAGCTGGCACTGATTAGCGCATACACTCAGTCTGAATCAATTTTATTTGATTCGACGCCGTTCGATAATATGCCGTTTAGTGATGCTACAGCATTTGCTGGTACTCCTGATTACATTGCGATCAATAGGGCTAGTCTAGATAAGAATCCATGGTCTCGTTATAATAGATGGTTTCATATTGATGTGGTTAATTCAAGTGCTGCATTTAATAATAAAATTCCCAGTCTTGATCAGAATGCTCGAGCAGTTCGACCAATTATTGAATTTGAACCGGGACTAAAATTATTTAATTTTGGACTTCAGTCGGTTGCTGATATCGATTTGATCGATACGTATACCACTGATGTATTTTCTACAATTGAAGGGTCGTTAGGGTATAACGTTGACGGAATACCGTTGGTTCAAGGCCAACGAGTATTGTTTACTGCCGACAGTGATGGGTTTGTAAATAATAAAATTTATAAAGTTGAGTTTATTGATGTATTGCATCTCAATACAGGTAGTCGACAAATACATCTTGTTTTAGAAACTGAACCAGCGTTACATAATGTTGTATTAGTTAAACAAGGTACATCGAATGTTGGTAAATCATATTGGTTTGACGGAAGTACCTGGATAGCCGGCCAACAAAAAACTATTTTAAATCAACCACCGTTGTTTGATATTGTTGATGATAACATTGTTAGTTATGGTGATACTAATGCGTACGAAGGTTCTACTTTTAAAGGAACTAAATTATTTTCATATAAGATTGGCACTGGCGCAGCCGATGGTAAATTAGGATTTCCGTTAACCTATAAGAATATTAGTAACATTGGCGATATTGTTTTTAATTTTAATATTTTAACAGACACATTTAGGTATAAAGATTTAGCGAATGTCATTGATAAAAATATTAACGTGGGATATCTTACCTTAATATCGCCTGAAACAAAAGCTATCAAATACGCCAACGGCTGGAAAACTTCCTTAGCAACACATAATCAAGCAGCCATCAGGATTTATAAAAATTCAAATTTAACAAACAATTTTGAAATTGATATATTTGATAACAAGGACGATTTAACAGACTTAGTAGTACGTTTATATGTTAACGGTCGCCGCCTTGATAAATCATTATGGACGATAGTAACAGGACCAGTTTATAAGAAAATAGTACTAACAACTGACATATCTATAGACGATGTGCTGACTATTAAGACATTTGCTAGACAACCAATCAACACTAAGGGTTACTACGAAACCCCGATTAATTTACAAAATAATCCATTAAATAATAATCTTGCTGATTTTACATTGGGCGAAGTTATTGATCATGTAAGCTCTATAGTTGATAATGTAGAAGCATTTGAAGGAAATTACCCAGGCGCAGGTAACCTTAGAGATTTAGGCGATATTACACCTTACGGCACCAAGTTTGTTCAACACAGCGGTCCAATGGGACTAGCGTTATATCATATTACTAATCAAGAAAATAATATTATTCGCGCAATCGAAAATGCTAAAAATGATTATAATAAATTCAAAAGGAATTTTATATCAATCATTGATTCTTTAGAAGTATATTCTACAGATGTAGTAACACAAGTTAACTTGATTTTACAAGCAATTAATAAAGACAAGCCTGCTAGTGTGGCATATTATTTTAGTGATATGCTAGGTTACAGTGCTAATCAATACAATGAGTATCCGGTAATTGATTATAGAATACAATCATATCCGTTAGTATCTACATTCAGCCTAACTAACTTATCAAATCAAGCAGTTTATATATACTTGAACGGAACACAGCTAGTATACAAAAAAGACTATACGTTTGACGGTCAAGGATTTGTAGTTATTAGTGCTACACTACATAATGACGACACTATTGGTATTTACGAATACGAAAATACTGACGGATGCTTTATTCCACAAACCCCTACTAAATTAGGAATCTGGCCAAGGTACGAGCCTAAAATCTATCTTGATACTAGTTTAGTAACACCGCGCACGATGATACAGGGACATGATGGTAGCCAAGTACTGGCCTATGGTGATTATCGTGACGATTTAATATTAGAATTAGAAAAAAGAATTTTTAATAATGTAAAAGTTGAGTATGACGCTAGCATTTTTGATATCAACGATTTTCTACCAAGTTATGTTAGAACCACTGAATATGACCTAACAGAATTTAACGAAGTGTTATCAACCCAATTTTATAAGTGGACTAGATTAATTGATAGAGATTTTACCAAACCATTAAGCTACGACAGAGAGAACAGTCTTACTTATAATTACCAAGGGCATACTGCGATTGACGGAAGGTCAGTTCCGGGATACTGGAGAGGTATATATCGTTGGATGCTAGACACTGACCGCCCTAATCTATGCCCCTGGGAAAGTTTAGGATTTACGATCCAGCCAGCATGGTGGGAGACCGTATACGGCCCGGCCCCTTACACCCGAGATAATTTAGTACTTTGGCAAGATTTAAGTCAAGGACTAGTAAAAGAACCAGGTAAGCCAGTAGTAATCTTAGAAAAATATGTTAGACCTTTCTTGGCTAATAGTATTCCTGTAGACGAAAACGGTAACATCTTAGGACCAATACTGTCAAATCTAGTTAACGGTCCGAATACTGTATCAATTAGTAATGATTTTGTTTTTGGAGATGTTAGTCCGATAGAAGCGGCATGGCGTAGAGGTAGCTACTATCCGTTTAGCTTTTTAATAACTGCCATGTTAACTGCTCCGGCAAAAACTTTTGGTTTACTATTGGATCGTTCAAGAGTTATTAGAAATTTAACCGGACAGCTAGTGTATAAAGATACTGGACTACGTATTCGACCAACCGACGTGGTACTGCCTAGTATATATTCTAGTACAACTAGAGTACAGACCGCAGGTGTAATCAACTATATTATTGATTATGTCCTTAGCGATAATTTAAGATCTTACACCGACTACTCGTATAATTTAAAGCATCTTAATATGCAGCTAAGTTATCGATTGGGTGCGTTTACTAGTAAAGAAAAATTTAACTTGCTGTTAGACAGTAAAACCCCTTCAAGCTCGGGTAGTGTTTTTGTCCCGCAAGAAGACTATAATATTATTTTAAATGTTAGTAGTCCTGTTAAAAAAATTACGTACAGCGGCGTCATTGTTACTAAATTACCAGACGGCTTTGAGGTCAAAGGCTACAGTCAAATACAACCATATTTTAAATATTTTCCATATATAAAAAATGGACCAACAATTAATATTGGAGGTATCTCAGAAAGTTTTTCAACGTGGACTGCTGGGGAACAATATGCTGTTGGCAAGGTTGTAAAATATAATAATCGTTACTACAGAGTAAAGGTTTTTCATGTATCGAGCAGTGTTTTTAATGAAGCATACGTTCAACCATTAGGCAGCTTACCAATTATTGGCGGTCAGGAGGCTGTGTTTAGAACAGAATGGGATATCTCTGTAGAAATTACAGTACCATACGGCACAAAATTTAGAACTATTCAAGAAACTGTTGATTTTATTATTGGATACGGCGAATGGTTAAAATCCCAAGGATTTATATTTGATGATTTTAATAATAACATTGCATTAATTACCAACTGGGAAACCAGTGCCAAAGAATTTTTATTCTGGACAACACAAAATTGGTCTTCAGGACAAGAAAAATGGGCTGAATGGACACCATTTACTACGACTGAATATCAAGAAATTATTCGTTATAATGGGGACTATTATCAAGCTATTCGCAAATCCGTATCAGAAAATTTATTCATAGAAGATGACTATGTAAAGCTAGACGGGTTAAGTACGGTTGGCAGCTCAGTAATATCATTAAGTCCGTCTGCTAGTAAAGTAACTTTTAGTATACCGTACTCAGTAGTAGACGATATTAAAAATCCGTTCCACGAATATGAAATTTTTAAAGTTGACGGATCGCCAATGCCGCCTCGACTAATTAATTCTTATAGAGAAGATAATGCTGTAAGTTATGCTTCTGTTACAACTGATGGTATTTTTGGCGCAACGTTTTTCTTAGTACAAAAAGAACAAGTGGTATTAATAAACAATTCTACAATGTTTAATGACACAATCTATAATCCAGAAAGTGGTTATAGACAGGAGCGTATTAAAGTAGCCGGATATGTAAGTACAAACTGGTTTGGAGGATTTGATGTTCCTGGCTTTATCTTCGACCAAGCAAATATTCAAGTATGGTCCTCATGGACAGATTATGCGCTAGGCGACATCATTAAGTATAAAGAATTTTATTATAGCGCCAATCAATTTACACCGGGTACAGAAACCTTTATACCGAGTAACTGGATCAAATTAGATACCAAGCCGACTCCTCGATTAATACCTAACTGGACATATAAGGCTTCACAATTTGAAGACTTCTATAGCCTAGACAGCGACAATTTTGACATCGGCCAACAACGGGCTGCACAGCATTTAATTGGGTACCAAAAGCGCCAATATCTTGAAAACATTATTAAAGATGATGTTAGTGAATACAAATTTTATCAAGGTATGATTATTGAAAAAGGTACACAAAACGTTCTTAACAAATTGTTTGACGTATTAAGTGCCGAAGGGCAAGAAAGTATAGTATTTGACGAAGAATGGGCAGTGCGTGTTGGACAATACGGTGCCAGTGCTGCCTTTGAAAACATTGAATTTATATTACCGGAGAGCTTGTTTAAAAACAATCCTCAAGGTTTTGAACTGGCAAACAGTACTGATACTGTATCGCAGGACTTTATTATTCGCCAAACACCAAATGATGTTTATTTAAAACCATTAGGTTATAATAATAATCCATGGCCTGTTGTTAAAAACTACACTCCGTATTTAAGGACCCCTGGGTATGTTCGTCAACATGAAGTTACTGAGGTACTAATAACTCTTGACGATATTGTTAACAGTGACATTGATAAGATTAATAACGGTGACTACATTTGGTGCGGGTTTGAAGGCCGTGAATGGAATGTATACAAGTATGTACCTTCTAATTTCACAGTATTAAATGTAACATATGATCCCGGTAGCAGTGAATTATTTTTAGAAACTGACGCCCTTGTAAAATTACGACCTGGGGAATATATTGGTATTGAAGGCGACAAAAATCTCCGGGGCATCGAACAAATCACATTTAAAGGATTTTATAAAGTTATTCGTTTAGAATTAAATGTAGTAGTACTGTCAGCATCTCTTAAGTCAGCTCCAAATTTTGCTCCTAATTTAATTATACCAGTATTTGTACTACAATCTCAACGGGTATCGAGTATTGACACGGCTGATTCTATAATTACATCTCAACCAACCAATGGCGACTTGTTATGGACTGACAATTCCGGTGACGGAAAATGGGCTACTTGGAAATTTAATAATGTATACAAATCTACACAGATTGCCGGTTACCTACCAACTAAGGGATTAGAATTTGGTCGAACTATTGCGGTAAACAAAGGCGGTAATTTATCAGCAATATCTTCAGGTAACGGCGATGTTTTAATTTATAGTAAATCGGTACCCGGCGTGCCTTGGTCTACAACTCAAAGAATTAGCAAACCGTTCACATCGTTAGGATTAGATATTTGGTCGTCTGAAGTATCCTATGCACAAGGTACTATTGTATTTTATGTTAATGGATGGTATCAAGCTAATGACATTGTTCCAGCAAGGGTTACCCCACCGAGTAGCGTTGCCCATTGGACTAAAATTTACTTTTCAGATGTTGTAGCATTATCTCCAGACGGTACATGGCTTGCCGTTGGAAGTCCGTCGGCTAGTAATGTGTCAGTGTCAACCACAATATCTGAACTTATTACAGTTAACAGATCCGGGACACCATCTGAATTGACCAATCAAGGGGTTGTATCTTTATACAAAAAAAATAATGCTGACTTATTTTCTTTGGTCGATACATTCACTAGTCCATCTTCAGTTGATAATGAAAAATTTGGATCAAATCTAGTTTTTGGTGATAATGTATTATTTGTTGGAGCGATTGGTCGAAATAACAATGCTGGTCGAGTTTATCAGTTAAACTACACAGCCGTACCCTATGCTACTGTTTTGTATAACCCAATCGGTAGTATTGATGCTACGATTAAAACAACAATACCTGTTGGTACCGTAGAAGTAGGCATGACAATTGTTGGCACTGGATTTACTAGCGGACAAAAAGTTAAACAAATTTTAAGTCCAACATTATATGTACTAACAGCACCCCCTGACACGACCCCGTCGGGCCGCCTAAGTTTTGTAGTTACTCAATGGGTATATGATAACAACACTGGGATAGGCACTGGGGCGGCGCCCAATGATCAATTTGGTTATGCTATTAATGTTAGTGGAGATTCGTCTACCCTGGCAATCTCAGCGCCCGATGCGGAGTCGGTTCATGTCTATAAGAAAGTATCCGGAGTATATACATTAGTTCAAACAGTAACCGGAACTGATTCACGATTTGGAGAAAGTATTTCTTTATCGGACACTGCCGAATATCTTGCGGTTTCGTCAATACTAGTCGATGATAAAGAAATCGACCAAGGCGCAGTATTTGTTTATAAAAATATAAATGGATCTTTCATCACATATCAAAACCTTACTAATGTGATGCCAGAAGCCGCAGAACATTTCGGAAGTAAAATATCATTCATGAATGACTATGGTAGTATTGTAGTGTATAGTACTGCTGCCGATACTTTTGTTCCGACTACTTTTGATACTGGCACAACTACTTTTGATGATAAATTAACAAAAATTATAACTCGTCAGCTCAATAGCGGGCGTGTTGACATATACGATCGATACGCTACTAAATGGGTATTCAGTGAAAGTTTGCCAACAATTAATTCTGAGTATGATTTATACGGTGCCAGTGTAGTAGTTGGCGCTAACCATGTATTTGTTGGGGCTCCAAACGCGGTTGATCGTACACTCCGTGCTGGTATTGTCTACGAATACAGCAAGCTAGCCAACACTTACAGTTGGTCAATCTTACATAAAGAAATTAATAAATTAGATTTAACAAAAATTAAATCTGCGTTTTTATACAATAAGAAAACAAACAAACTGCTTACATACTTAGATGTAATTGATCCAGTACAAGGAAAAATTCCAGGCGTTGCTGAACAGGAAATTAAATTTAAAACATTTTATGATCCGGCAGTTTATTGCTCGCCAATAGGAACTGCGATAGCTGATAAATCAGTTAACATTGACGACGGCATGGCCTGGACCAAAGATCAAGTCGGCATGTTATGGTGGGATTTAAGATCAGCTAAATTTTTAGATAGTCATGATAACGATCCTGTTTACAGAAATAGTACATGGAGTACTTTATTTCCCGGAGCATCAATTGATATATATGAATGGGTCGAGTCGACATTATTACCAGCCGCATGGAACGAACAAGCTGATACTGATGCTGGTATCACATTAGGAATCAGCGGCACCACACTATATGGTAATAATGTATATAGTTACGAAAAACGGTATGATAATGTAGGTAAAGTTACAAAATACAAATATTATTATTGGGTAAAGAATAAAAAAACTATCCCAAACATTATCAATCGTAATATGTCTGCCCAAGACGTATCTAATTTAATATCTAATCCAAGAGGCGAGGGATATAAGTTTGTAGCATTGACCGGAACTAACTCTTTTAGTTTATTCAACATATCAAATTTATTAAAAGATACTGATGTTGTATTATCTGTACAATATTGGATCGCCGACCATATCGATCAAAACATACATAGTCAGTGGAAAATAATTAGTAGGAATAAAAATACTGTATTGCCAACAGCTATTGAAACAAAATGGTTTGACAGTTTATGTGGCAAAGATCAGCAGGGACGATTAGTTCCTGACAATAGCTTGCCTCCTAAATTACAATATGGTATTGAAAATAGACCTCGCCAAGGCATGTTTGTAAACAGATTTGAAGCATTAAAACAATTCTTTGAAAAGACAAATTTAATTCTATCAAGTACACAAGTTGTAGGTAACGCTGATTTATCTTTATTAGATTCTTATGATCCTGAACCTAACATTAATTTAGGGTTATATGATACTGTATTTGATACTGATGCTGAATTAAGATTTGCCAACGTTGGCGCATTTAAACAAGCAGTCTTAAAACCAGTCATAGTAAACGGTTCAATTGTTTCAATCACAATCATTACTAAAGGTAACGGCTATGTTAATGCCCCGTATCTTGATATCTCAGGCACAGGAGTTGACGCAAAGATCAAAGCAGTTATAAATGCTAAGGGCCAGGTAGTTAGCGCATCAATTATTTCAGCAGGTAAGGGATATGATGATAATACAACAGTATCTATTAGAACTTACTCCGCATTAGTACATTCAGATACGCAGGCTTTAAATTCATGGAGCATTTATTCATATGATTTGTCTACACTGACTTGGTCAAGAGTTCAATCACAAAATTTTGATACTAGAAAATATTGGAAATATATTGATTGGTATGCCACAGGATACGGACAATATTCGTTGATAGATTTTGCTGTTAACACGTTTGTTGAGTTAACGACCATTGTTACTAATATTGGTCAAATAGTTAAAGTTAGAACAACCGGTGACGGTACTTGGCTGTTATTAAGAAAGTATGCTAACTCGACAGCAGTTGATTGGACTCAAAGTTATGAAGTGATTGGTATTCAAAATGGAACTATACAATTCTTACCTGAATTGTATAGATTTGCTGGAACACCTTACGGCTATGACGGTTCGTTGTATGATGGATCAATATTTGATAATTCTGCCGCTCGGGAATTAAGAAATATTTTAATTTGTTTACAAAAAAATATATTAATTGATGAACTAAAACAATACTACTTAGACTTATTCTTTGTATGCGTTCGTTATGCGCATTCTGAACAAAACTATCTTGATTGGATTTTTAAAACAAGTTTTGTTAAGGCACAACATAATGTCGGCGAATTAATACAAAAGGTCACATACAATAATGATAATTTAGCAGATTTTGAAGCATATATTACTGAAGTAAAACCTTATAGAACAAAAGTTAGAGAATACATAAGTTCTTATTCTAAAACAGATACCAGCGAGTTATCTCTAACTGATTTTGATTTACAGCCAACGTATCGCTCACAGAGTCAATCTACAATTGAAACCAAAGTAATTAACGAAGCGATTGAAGTTGATGATAGTTTAATATCTTCATACCCTTGGAAACACTGGGCAGATAATGTTGGGTTTAAAGTTACTGAACTTAAGATAGTTGACGGAGGAGCTGGATACCACTTGCCTCCAATAATTAGAATCGCTAGTAAGTCTGGAACAGGAGCAACTGCCCGAGCATTTATTTCAAACGGTAAAGTTAATAGAATTGTGTTGTTAACGCCCGGTGCTAGTTACTTAAACGCTCCAACAGTTTTAGTTGAAGGCGGCCTAAATGAAGGCGGCACAGCTGCACAGGTTGTTGCTTATATAGGAAACGGAGTTGTTCGTTCTAGTCTAATTAAAATGAAATTTGATAGACTCACACAAAATTATTTTATTACAAAATTAGAAGAGTCTGAATCTTTTACCGGAACAGGTAGTCGTTTACAATTTCCATTAAAATGGTCTCCAGATATTAGAATTGGTAAATCGTCTGTGACAATTAACGGAGTTGATGTGCTACGTGACAATTACAAATTACTGACAGTTAAATCAACAGTACGGGGTTATACAAGTTATTCTGGATCTATTATTTTTACAAAAGCAATAGCTAAAGATTCTGTAATTTTAGTTTCTTATTTAAAAGATTGGGGATTACTAAATGCAGCTGACAGGATTCAGTATTACTATAATCCACAAACTGGTGATTTAGGTAAAGATTTGTCACAATTAATGACCGGAGTTGATTACGGTGGCGTTATAATGAACGGTCTTGGCCTAAATGTTAGCCAAGGGTGGGATAGCACACCTTACTATACTGACAGATGGGATAGTGTTGATACTACTTTTGACGATTATATTGTGTCGGTAGCGGCCAATACTCACGTGTTTACCTTGCCGTATGTCCCTGAATCGGGGGTTGAAATCAATACGTATCATATTAAATTGTATCAACAATCATATGCTGCCAATGGTTTGGATTATCAGTATGACGTGGCTGCTGGGTCATTAAAGGTAGTGATATCTAAAACTGTTACTACTACTGTACAGAATATTGCAGGCGGATATGTTTTATCAGTGCCAAGCACAACCGGTATCAACATAAATGATATTATTACAACCAGCACCAATAATACCTTTGGTTATAACACAAAAGTCACTGAAATAATTAATTCGACAGCAGTACGACTGGATCAAATTATATTTGGAACTATTGGAATCGGCAGTGCCATAGTTATTACCCGCACATTAGTAAAAAATATTGACTATGTAGTTAGTATAATTGGGCTTGTATCATTAACACAATCGGCACCCGTAGGCAGTACAATAACAATTAGCTCGCCATTAGCTCCTGTTAGATTAGATCCAACAGTTGTTCCGACTTTTATTGGCGACAATGACGCGGATGTTATTACAATTCCTAGCGGATATACTGTAAATGCTGGCGATGAATTTATTTTCCGTAAGAGTACTAGTGATGGATCAATTAAACCTCAAGAAGCGGATTACGATACTGCCCTTACCGGCGGCAATTTAGCATATAGTTCTGCTACTGGATTGAACGCAGAAGATATTATTGTTGACGGTGACGGATTTGTTACGCCTACAACTAGCCCTGCCACAGAAGAAGTCGTTCCGGGTCAAATTTTTGATACAGTTGCTATTAAAGTATACGAAAAACCCGGCGCAGGTTCTGCCAATATTAAAGTAGATAATTATGTTGGAAATAACAGTCAAGTTGAATATGCGATTACTCAGCAAATCAATAGTCCGCAGGCTGTAATTGTAAAAATAACTGACGGAACATCTACGTCAGTTATCAAGACTATGGACGATGATTATATTGTTAATTTTAATACTCGCACTATTAAATTTAATACAGCGCCTACCGCAACACAAATTATTTCGATATTCAGCTTTGGATTTAGTGGATCAAATATTTTAGATCTTGATTATTTTGTTGGTAATAATATAACTACAGAATTTATTACTAAAGCACCATGGCTATCAGATATTACTGCGTTGGTATATCTTGACGGTATGCCTGAAGAAGTTGAATTATTTGAAACAGATGCCACATACGAAAGTAATAAAAGAGTTGGAATACGATTCAACGCTGCCCCGACTGCTGGAACTATTATAAATTTTGTAGTCGTTAGTGGTAATGAACAAACGTTTGCTATAACCAAGACTGAAAAGATTGCCACTGACGGACGAGAAAATAGAGATATAGCTACTGGTTTATTAAATGGGACATCAACGTACGATTTACAAAATAAAATTGGAAATAGTCTTCCTGCCGAAACCAGCATGATTGTAAGAGTTGACCAAACAATTTTACCAGCAGCCAACAACATTTACTATAAAATTAAATCAAATAAGTTAACATATACTATTGATAAAAACAAATACGCACAGTATGGTTTAGACGTTGCTGACATTTCAGTATACGTTGGCAATATTATGCTTGTGTTAGGAACAGACTATGTGGTAGATCTTAGCGGAATCAGTATTAAAATCACAGCTCATATTCGTAGTTTGTATATTAACCAGCAATTGGTTATCAGTGTAATAAAAAACACGTTAGTAGAAGGTGGTTTCTATAGGTACCTGCCGGGTATTAATAATACTCAACCACAAATTATGTTTAATCAAGTCTATGATTCATCACACGTTGTTGAAGTTATAAGTTCTTATAAACATGACATATTAGATATCCAACGAACTTCAGTTACAGTTTCGTCTAATATTAGTTTTACTCCTGATACAATTGAATATTTTAATTACACAGGAGTATCTGGAGGAGTCATTAATCTTGATAGACCTGTAATTAACGATAATTATGTTTGGGTGATTAGTAACGGCGCATTGTTAGTACCGGGAATTGATTTTAAATTAAATTCAGACAAACAAAGTATTACCTTATCAGCATACCCGGCTGCTGACGATGAATTTACATTAATGACTTACGGTAGTAATGTATTAAAATCTGGAATTTCATACATGCAGTTTAAAGATATGTTAAACCGAGTTCATTACAAACGACTAAGTTTAAATAAACAAACATCATTAGTAACAAATCTATCATGGAACGATACTATTATTACTGTAGTCGATGCTAGCAAATTTGACGAACCGAATCCTGCTGTAAATAAACCTGGGGTAATTGAAATACGTGGAGAGCGTATTGAATACTTTACTAAAATTGGTAATGTTCTAAGTCAATTACGACGAGGAACATTGGGCACTGGAACGCCAACTGTTCACCGTGCTGGATCGTTTGTCCAAGACATTGGCCCAAGTGAAACTATTCCGTATGCTGAAAATACAGTTATTGAACAAGTTATAGCAGACGGAACTGACAGGGTTAATTTAATTAAAATTACTCCGGGATTATACACTTTTACTAACCCCAATACTAAAATTACTAAGACACTACCACACGATATTGAGGTATTTGTTGGCGGATATAATATTGGAGCTGAGTGGGCGGCTAATGTACCATACTCTGTTGGTATGTTTGTAACCCTAGGAAGTTACACATATAAGTGCACGATTGAACATACTAGTGCTAGTACATTCCATGCTGATATTTTAAATTGGACATTCTTTATTGGAAACATTCGTTTAAAGAAAGACTTGTATGCTGTTTATAATGTAAACAATCACCCAGACAGTACAGAAGGTGATGTTTCTTTTGACGCAGAATTTACAGTAGATGGGACATCAAAACAATTAATGTTAGCAACTCCGTTAACATTTGGCACACAGGTTACAGTTGTTAAACGTACATTAACTTATTGGGATAGTACAACTAATATATTAAACGATAATAATAAAATATCAGGCTTCTTAAAAGCAGAGCCCGGTGTGTGGTATACAAATATCGGTAAATACGGCAATACTAACAATGTAGGAGCATCGTTTGACAACAATAATGCTACATTTGATGATATAACTACAACATTTGATAGAGGATAAAAATATGGCAAAGCAAGTAATAGAGATAGGGTCGCGAGCAAATGACGGCACTGGCGATTCGATCCGCATCGGCGCACAGAAAATTAATGATAATTTTACTGAGCTATATTCAAACGCAGTGCCGTCTCCTGCTGGTCAAAGCGGAAAGTATTTAACTACTGACGGGACTGCCGTTACATGGGGAACGGCAACAGTTTCTAACATAACAGGAAATGCTGCAACCGTTACAAATGGAGTTTATATTAACGGCAGTTATTCAAATCCGTCGTGGATTACTAATTTAGATCCTAGTAAAGTGTTACCAACTCAGTCTAGTCATATTGGGCAATTCTTAACAACTGACGGTAGTACTATTAGTTGGGGGCCAGTGATACAACCAGAGCAACTTCAAAGCGATTGGGCTCAAAGTAATACTGCTTCCTTAGATTTTATTAAAAATAAACCAACAATCCCTACAAACACTAACCAACTTGCTAACGGTGCTGGGTTTCTTACATCAAATGGTATACCTAATCAAACTGGAAATACTGGAAAATATTTAAGCACAAATGGATCAGTGTTGTCTTGGAATACAGTAAACGCACAACTACAAAGCGATTGGACTCAAAGTAATACTGCTTCCTTAGATTTTATTAAAAACAAACCAACAATTAACACGCTTGTACCTAGTCAAACCGGTAATAGTGGAAAATATTTAAGCACTGATGGATCAACAGTATCATGGGCATCAAGTTCCGGACTAGGTGCTCGACTAATAGTATCGGCAACAACCGCTTCTCTTTCTAGTGGTGTCGCCGGAGTAGTTACTGCTTCAGGATTCAAAGGATATGCGTTATTAAGTATACAAGTTAGTGCCGGCGCATGGGTTACAGTTTATACTAGTTCTGCTGCACAATCAGCAGACAGTGGTAGAGCTATATCTACTGATCCTACACCTGGTAGTGGAGTTGTTGCTGAGTCGGTTACTACTACTGCTACTACAACATATTTTTCTCCAGCTATAATTGGTTATAGTAGTGAAGCAGTACCGAATACGAACATTCCGTTGAAAGTTTATAATAATAGTGGGTCAACCGCAACAATCACGGTTACACTAACTCTATTAAAATTGGAAGTATAATATGTCGACAATCTCCACTCAAGAAATAATAATCAGTGTATATCTTAAAAAGGATAATCACGAAAATGGCATGACATTACAAGAATATGCTGACGGAGTAATTGCCGGAACCCAGCCAATTCTAAGTAATGATCAATACGCATATCAATTCGGAGCAGTTGAAGATCAAGTTAATCTAGTAATAAATTGGGCAGAAGTTAATAACTTAACAGTGATAGAATCAAATGTTGGAGCAGCCTTAATAAAACTCCAAGGAACCGCCGACCAATTTGATTCGTTGTTTACTATCTCAATAAAAACGGTAATTGACGGAGATAGGGAATATCTTACACATGACGGCACTTTAATAGTTCCTACAGAAATTGACGATGTTGTACAAGCCGTTCTTGGTTTAGACAATTCGGTTAGTTTTTCGCACAATGCTATACTTGATCCAACCGTTGATCCTTCAGTAGACCCTAGTCTAATAACTAGCCCAACTCCGGTCGATCTAGCACTTGCCTATAAATTTCCAAGATCTCCGGGGTCAGATCTAGTACAAGGTAACGGTGCGTGTGTTGCTATTATTGAACTAGGCGGCGGCTGGACTACACAAAATTTAACAAGTACATTTAGTCGAATTGGGCAACCTAATCCTACGGTAGTTGATGTATTAGTCGATGGCGGGACAAACAACCCGTCAGACGTGGGTAGTAGTGGTGAAGTGATGCTTGATATATATTGTGTGGCAGCGGTGGCGCCAGCTGCAAAAATTGCCATGTATTTTGCCCCAAACAGTTATCAAGGATTTATAGATACAATCACAACCCCGACAAATGATACAGTAAATAATCCTAGTGTTATTAGTGTCAGTTGGGGAACAACTGACACTAATTGGGGGTCAACTGCCCGAGCCGCATTTGAAGCGGCACTTCAAGCCGCTACAGTTAAAGGAATTACAGTATTCATAGCCGCCGGCGACTACGGTGTTAGAGCTATTAGTGGCGGCCCAACATATTCTTTACAATATCCAGGATCAAGCCCCTACTGTGTATGTGCTGGCGGAACTGTAGTATCTATCAACAATGACTATTCAATTGCTAGCGAAGAGCCCTGGGGAACCAGTGGCGGGTCGTACGCCGGCGGTGGCGGCGTCAGTTCAATATTTCCAGTACCGGCATGGCAAACGGGATTTAGTAGTAAAACATATCCCGGCAATTCTATAGTACCGCTAGGTGGCCGCGGCATTCCTGATGTGTCTGCTCACGCAGTCGGATACTTCTTTTATTATGGTGCTCCGAACTACTCAGGTAGCTTTGTAGGAACTAGTGCCACTGCTCCGCTACTATCAGGAATGATGGCTAGATTAAATCAACTGTCCGGGCGACGAATTGGATTTGTTAATTCAGATTGGTATAGTGTAAGAACAACCGCGTTCAATGATCAAATAACAGGCGACAACCACGGAGGAAACACTGTAGGTTATAAGGCCACTGCTGGATGGGATGCGACAACGGGCTTAGGAAGTCCTATCGGTACGGAGTTGTATAAGTTATATAAAATTGGCACAACTTTTCCGAAACGTAATAACGGTTTTAGACCTACTAGCGGACAAGTATATCCTAGAACAACAACAGGTGTTCGATAAGCAATCGATTAAACTACCACATTATATACATTGATAAATATAAGATAAAGAGAGAGTATTATGCAGAGTAAAGATACAACGGGAATTCATGTAGAAGGTCACATTAAGATTCATGACCCTGCTTCTGGTGAGGTTTTTATTAATAAGCGTAATGCCGTTCATTACGAAAATATTAGTATTGCGCTAGCTCAGAGTATAGCGAACAGCGGCCAAGGTTTTATATATCAGATGGCCTTTGGTAACGGTGGCACTGCTATTGATCCAACTGGTATTATTACCTATTTGACTCCGAATAGTTCAGGATCAAATGCTAGTTTATATAATGAAACCTACACAAAGATCGTTGATGATAGAAGTAGTAATAACGTAGACCCAACTCGCAATTTTGTTGAAACTAGACACGTTACTGGCACAAATTATACTGACGTGTTTATTACTTGTTTGTTAGATTATGGTGAACCTAGCGGACAAAATGCTTACGATACAACAACTAATAATGAAAGTGCCTATGTTTTTGACGAGCTAGGGCTTAAATCATACAGTTCAACTGGGCAGAGTTTATTATTAACACATGTGGTATTCCATCCTGTACAAAAAAGTTTAAATCGATTGATTCAGATTGATTATACTGTGCGTATTCAAAGTTTAACTGGTTTGGCAGGAGTATAATAAATGAGTTACCAAGTCAAATATACCGAAACAACAAATCCAAGTAAGCCCCCGATCACAGTCGAAGATCAAACAGTTAACTCGCAAACTGATTTAAAATTTGTTGGAAAGAATTATGCCGGTTATGCTTCTTACATGGCAGAAAATTTCTTACATTTATTAGAAAATTTTTCTAAAAATACTGCCCCGACTCAGCCAGTTGAAGGCCAGCTATGGTACGACAACAGCCCAGATGTTAATTTATTAAAAGTATATGACGGCACAGTATGGACAGCGGCAGGTAGTGTTAAGAAATTAGATACTGCGCCTAGTGTTGGAATTATTGGCGACCTTTGGGTAAACACTAATACCCAACAGCTTCATGTATATTCCGGGTCTAACTGGTTGTTAATTGGTCCACAGTATAGTTCAGGATCAAAAACGGGTCCAGATGTTGAAACTATTATTGACTCAAACAATATTTCTCATAGTGTAATTACATTTTGGGCAAACAATAGCAAGGTAGCAATATTAAGCAAAGAATCATTTAAGCCAAAGTTGTTCATTCCGGGATTTACTACTATCGGTCAGGGATTTAATATTAGTACAGTTGACGCTGACAGCACAACCGCTCCAACAAAGATGTGGGGAACTGCTAGCCAAGCCAATGCGTTGGTGATCAGCGGCTCTGCTGTTGCTGCAAGTAATTTTCTTAGAGGTGATGTAATAAGCACTTCTAATACTCCATTAAATATTAGAGCAAGTGGCGGACTAAGTATTGGTAGTGATTTAAGTTTTAATATTGGTCAAGAATTATCGTCGACTATTTTATATTCTAAAACTAGTGGCGGCACTATAGATCTTAAACTAACAGCAACTAACGGCACGATAAACACAGTAGTGCGAGTTGATTCAAACAGTAGGGTTGGTATTAACACAATTAGTCCACAAGAAGCGTTAGATGTAAATGGAAACATCACTACTAGCGGAGATATTACAGCCGCTGGGTTAACTACTAGCAATACGCTAGCAGTACAATCAACATCAACGTTTGGCGACGATATTTTTACATTGGGTAAAATTGAAACTAGTTACCTAGATATTGATGGCAATCCGTTTACTTACCCTGTAATTATTCCAGGCCCAAATGATTCAGCAGACGCAATTTACGACATTGGATCTAGTACAAGAAGATTTAGAAATATATACGCTCAAGAATTTGTTGGAAATTTTAACGGAGCATTTACTGGATCATTATCGGGAAGTATTTCAGGATCGGCAGCAAAGTTATCTAGCCCAACTACATTTAGACTAATAGGCGATGTAGCTAGTGATGATGTAGATTTTGACGGCCAAACGCCACAACCTGGTCATGATCCGGGTCTTATTGAATTTACTACATCTATTAGTCAAAACCTTATTACAGGAAAGCCGCAAGTTACTTCGTCAAAAAATGACGATCAATTATTAGTATATCGATCGGGGGTCGACAGCGGATTAAAACGAGTTACAAGACAATCGTTTTTTGCCAATATTCCAACAGTACCTATTGGCTCTTTAATGCCTTTTGCTGGTACAGTGTTACCAAACGGTTATTTGCTGTGCGATGGCGGCGAGGTGCGTATTAGTGAGTACCCAGAGTTATTTGGTGTAATCGGTTATACTTACAAGAGATTAGGGCTACGTGGTAAGAACACGTTTGCGCTGCCAGATTTACGTGGTCGATTTCCAATGGGGTCGGATAGCATGGACAATGGGACAACTGTTCCGGACAAAGATGATCCAACTATTTTAATTGACGCAGGCGGAGGAAGTGCCAACAGAGTTACTGCTACATCAGCAGATAATATTGGAGACAGTAACGGAGTTGAAGAAATAAGCATTCAGATTAACAATCTTCCGGAACATAAACATACACTTCAAAGCGATTCTGGGTTACAATATTTTGCCGGGGGAAGTCCAACAGGTGATGCTGATGGCGGAACGATCGCAGGTTACGGAGTTTCGGCCGGCGCATCAGGATATGGATTGCCTAATAGCGGAGGAGTTTCGTCACCGCGGCTTGGCGATACTATTAGCACTATGAACCCTTATATCACAATTAATTATATTATCTTTACTGGTGTCATACAATGAGCTACATAATCAATAAAACTGATGGATCTGTATTAACAGAAATAGTTGACGGCACTATTGACCAAACAGCCACTGACTTAACACTAGTCGGAAAAAATGCCAGTAGTTACGGTGAAGCATTTAATGAAAATTTTGTTCATCTCTTAGAAAATTTTGCCAATACTAGCGCACCGAATAATCCGATTCAAGGGCAATTATGGTTTGATACTAGTGAAAATAGATTAAAAATTTACGACGGTGGTGGCTTTAAAGTAAGCGGAGGTAGTATTGTTTCTAATACTATTCCTTCAACTATCGGCCAAGGCGATATATGGATTGATAGTCGAAGGAAACAACTGTATTTCAACGATGGAGTATCTACTATATTAGCAGGACCATCTTGGTCAACGTTCCAAGGAATAACTGGATGCGAAGTAGTTGATATAGCCGATACCAATAATAATCCTCGAACAATAATTTTATTCAAGGTTGGTGGGATTTTATTAGGAATTTTTAGTAATACTCAATTTGTTCCACTGATTGACGGCGATGGATTAGGTCTTGAGTTTCAAGGTCCGTCTTTTAACATAGCCACTAGTTACGTTAGGGGCGATCGAGTAACACATAGAAATAACCCGAATACTCCTCCTACGTTAATATATGAAGCAATTACAGCAAGTGTTCCAACGGGAACATTGCCGACTGATATTACATATTGGAAACAGGTAACTATTAGTCCTGGGTTTAATGCTAGTACACTAGGCAATTTAAAATTTGATGTTACTACTACACGAGCAAATGCGTTAATCGATGGTAACGGCGATTTGAAAACCGCAGATAATTTTATAGGTAATGTAGGCGATGCTTCTATCAATGGTACATTAACTATCACTAACGTAGTTCCTCTAATTCTTGGCGGAAGTACACAGTCTCAAGTAACAGTCAGTAATGCGCTATTTGAATTAGCATCAAATATATCTGATCAAAACTTCCAAGTATCGTCAAAGAACGCAGCCAACGGACTGCAAGCTAGTATCTTCGTTAATTCTCGAAATGAAAAGGTGGGCATTTATACTAATACACCAACAGCCACGTTAGATGTCAACGGTGATACTCGTATTAGAGGTAGTTTGACAGTTGAAAAGAACATTACTGCTATCAATCAGTACGAAGTAAATATTGAAGAAAAACTTCTCAATCTAGGTAAAACATCAAACGCAACTAATAGTACAGCGAATGGCGGCGGTATCTTATTAGAAGGCGGACTAGACGGTGATAAAACCTTATTATGGTCATCTACTATACCAGCATGGTCAAGCTCGGAAAATTTTAATATTGCCAGTTCTAAAGGATACTTTATCAACGGTATCCAAATACTAAATTATACAACACTTGGTAGTTCTGTACTTAATTCTAGCCTAACTGGAGTTGGTATATTACGTGCTTTACAAGTTTATAGCAATTCTGCTTCATGCGGTACCAGCATTGACGGAAATACAATTAGCTATACTAGTAATAGTTTTGCGTCTGGCGATGTTGTATTATTACCAAAGGGCACTGGAAATGTCAGTGTTAGTAATAGAAAGATTGTTAACGTTTCAAACGCCCAAGATGCTACAGATGCTGTAAATTTACAAACAGTACAGGCGTTAATTAGCAGTGCTCCCCTAGGATTGTCAGCTGATACAGCGTTTTTAGCCGGAGCAACGTTAAATGCTGACATTGCCACACAGATTATTGAAAAAGTTTATCCAGCAATTACCCACGGGATTGGTACAGAATGTAGAATTTGGTGTATTGATCTAGGAATTGCAAAGCTATTCACTATATCTGCTCTTGGGGTATGGGGTTGGTCAACCAATCTGTAAACGAGCCAAAATAGAATAAATACTAAGAATAAGGAATGATGGAAAATGCCATATACGATTAATCATTACAACGGAGATTTTGCTGTTACTGTTGCCGACGGCACAGTTGATACTAGCTATGCAGTTAAACTTGTTGGCAAAAACTACGCTGGTTACGGTGAACTTCAGAATGAGAACTTTCTAGCATTGTTAGAAAACTTTGCTAACGGCATTGAACCAGCAAGAAAAACAGCGGGTCAACTGTGGTATAACAGCACAGACAAAAAATTAAAGTTTTTTGACGGTAGTAAATTTAAGTCAACAGGCGGAGCAGAAATAACTGATAGTGTTGAACCGTTAGGGCTTGTTGAGGGCGATTTTTGGTGGAAACGCAGTACCAAACAATTATTTGCTAGAAATAACGCAGGAACATTTACACTAGTTGGGCCGCAGGCCGCCGGAACAAATCAAACTGAAATGTTTTCTAGAGAATTAATCGATACTAGAATTCCAGCACAAACTCATCCGGTAATTGAAGCAAGAGTTAATGGTCTTACATCGTTTATTATTGCGCCAATTGACGCAGTACCTTTTAATATTGATAAAGGTATTGAAGGACAAAATATCTCAGGTTTTACTACAGTTCACCCTGGAATTACACTAGCGTTGACTGAAGAATCAGATCCAGCTAATGATATGTATGGTGTTACTGATTCGGCAGACATTAGATTCTTTGGTACTGCTACTAACTCAGACAAGCTAGGCGGCGTGCTGGCAGCAAACTTTGTAAGGAATGATCAAGCATCTGCATTTACTCGAGTTGTTAGATTTGCCGATGCTGGTTATACAGTCGGTGATAGTTGGGCAACAAACGGTTTATTAGTTGATATTTCTGGAGCATATCCAAGAATACAAACACAAGGTTCATCTTTACGAGTACAAACAAAAGCATCAGGAGTTATAAAGACTCCTATTAAATTAGTTGGCAATGCAATTCTTAACGGCGGTGACGACAACGACGGATTTACATACGACATCGGTTCATCTACTGTAAAATTCAACACAGTCTATGCCAATGTTTTTAATGGTGCTGCCACTAAGGCTGACAGTGTAAGTGTAGGTGGTGTATATAGAACTGCTAGCGTTGATTCGTCTGGTGTTGGAACAGGTAATACGATCGTTGCTAGAGACGCTACCGGTAATATCAATGCCGTATTATTTCAAGGTATTGCTACACAAGCTCGTTATGCTGACTTAGCAGAAAAATATCTTGCTGATGTCGACTATGAGATTGGTACAGTTGTGATGATCGGTGGTGAAAAAGAGGTTACAGCCGGACAGGTTGGATTCCGTGCTATTGGCGCAGTATCTGCTAACCCGGCATACATGATGAATAGCGATTTAGAAGGCGGCACTTACATTGCGTTAAAAGGCCGTGTTCCTGTCAAAGTAATAGGGCATATTGCCAAGGGTCAACGTTTAGTGGCAGGCGCCGACGGCACTGCGCAAGCCGCATCTGGTAATACAGCTGACTATTTTGCTATAGCATTAGAAACAAGTGCTGACGCTGGTACGCGATTAGTTGAAGCTTTAATTTTATAATAGGATACAAAAATGGCCGCAGGTGTTGGACAAAAAATTGAAGCCACTGACTATAACAGTATTCAAAATAAAATAGCTGGAATTTTGGGAACTGGTAGTGGTACTTCTGGATACGGACAAGCAGTCTCTAGTTCGGCTGTTGTGTCCGGCGACAAAATCAATCTCAGCGGTTGGTTAAATCTCAGAGCTGATTTACGTGCTGCACGCGAGCATCAATTAGGCACTGGTACAGTTAGTACAGGTACTGCTACTGATGGCGCAAATTTACTAGTTCCTGCCAATAGCCTAGTTGTTACTGAAGAACTTAGAAATCAATACAATTTATTTGCTGATACAGTGATAGCAAACAAATGGTTATTAGGCACTCCGGGTCAATACTCAACAGAAATTGTTATTACCTATGCTAAATCGGGTGCTTGGAACGGTACAATATCTAATGTAGTTACTATTTCTGGTAGCGCAAGCGGTGCTGGCACTGTTGATAATATGCGATTCTTTTTTAATGCTGGCGGTAGTTTTCAACTTCAATCTAGTCGAACTGGCCCAAGCGCAGGATCAAAAGATGACACTTGGACAACCATGTTAACTCAGGCAGCAGTGGTTACTATGAATCATAGTACTACTACTTACTCCGGGTCAAATGGCACAGTATATAGTATTGGATATGATTCGCTAACTACATCAAATCAACTAATCTTTGGAAAACCGGCAGACGCAGGAAAGTACGCAGAAAACGATTATTTTATCTATGCTAGAAAATCAGCTAACGGTGCTGATGTTATTTTTACATTACAATTCCAGGATGATGATACTGGGGATCAAACCGGTCTTGGCCCACCAGTAGATGAGAATGTCAATGCTGCCGGCGGCACTTTAAATACTTCAGTAAGTATGATTAGACCATCTGGGTCAAATGTTTCGATACTAGCACCTACATCAAGCCAAACCGGAATGTAAGCTCCCGCTGTAAAAAATAGATAATTACTTGATATATTCAAGAGGTTATCTATGGACGAACGTTTAGAAAAAGCGTATCAAGTTGTCAACTACATGGCAACGCTATCTGCTCAAAAACGAGTAATTAAAGAAGAATTTGATCAAAAGTTGCTGCATTATGTAAACGGTAGCACATTCAAAATCACACCAACTTTAATTAATTTTACAAAAACAGTTATAGATCTAGGGCATACTACTGATGTGGCATTTCTAGACGAAAATAATCTTCCAGTACTTATCGAAGATGTACAGGTATTTTTTGATATAATTGTTGATCAATATTTTCAATCCTTAAATATCTACGCAGTTAAGACAGCAGAAATTAAGTCTAAACGTTCAGTAACAGCTATTACTTCATTATGACCCACGGCGCAGTTATATTCGCACAAAATAACGGAGCAATTGACTATGTTAAAATTGCAACATTTTCTGCTAAACAAATTAAAAAATATTTGAATATTCCTGTATCGTTAATTACTGATTCTCCCACATCAGTAACTGAAGATGTGTTTGATCAAATTATTGTAATTAGTTCTAATACCACGCAAACAAAGAAATTTTTTGACGGCGCATTATCATCAAAAAATTTAATATGGAAAAATCAATCACGTAGTCAGGTGTTTGAACTAACACCGTATGATACAACATTAGTCATCGACAGCGATTATATCGTTAATTCATCAGTGTTATTACCTGCTTTTGATAGCGACAGTAATTTTCAAATATATCGTACTAGTTTAGATCTTGCCGGTTGGCGCAACACCAGTAGCTTTGATAGATTAAATCAGTACAGTATTCCATTTTATTGGGCCACAGTGTTTATATTCAAGAAAGATGAAATTACACAAACATTTTTTAATATTGTAGATAATATTAAATTAAATTGGGAATATTATAGATTATTGTATACTATAGATTCAAAAGTATTTAGAAATGATTTTGCTTTTAGTATAGCAATTCATATTATGAATAACAATACTACTGGCGAGTTTGCTACTGCGCTTCCGGGGAGTATGACATATATCCTAGATCGAGATTTGTTAGTAGAAATGGCAGAAGATAGAATGCAATTCTTAGTTGAAAAAGAAAGCTACCACGGAGAATATACGCTAGTTAAAACTACAGGACTTGATGTCCATGTCATGAATAAATCTAGTTTACTTAGAGTAGTTGAAGGAGGTCAAGGTGTCTAAAGGATTCGTTGTTCTTGCTCAAAATACAAGCACAGTAGACTATGTAAAGCAAGCATATGCTCTTGCGCTTAGTATTAAAAATACTCAAAAAACAGTAACTACAATTTCATTAATCACTAATGATCCAGTGCCTGTCCAATACAAACATGTATTCGATAAAATAATAGAAATTCCGTGGGGCGATCTTGCGAATAACCCAGTTTGGAAAATTGAAAATCGTTGGAAGATATTTCATGTATCTCCATACGAAGAAACAATTGTATTAGATACTGACATGTTATTTTTAGATGATATTAGTGATTGGTGGAAGTATTGTAGTAATAGTGATCTTAAATTTTGCTCAACGATTAAAAATTATAAAAATGAAATTATATCTACAGACATTGTACATAGGAAAACGTTTATTGCTAACAAGTTACCTAACCCTTATGTGGCATTATTTTATTTTAAAAAATCAGACTTAGCACTTGAGTTCTTTAAGGTGTTAGAATTTGTTGTTAAAAATTGGGAATTTTGTTCAAAAACTATTACTACTACTAGCCCGCAAAAATGGCTCAGTATTGATTTAGCAACGGCAATGTCAATCTACATTATGGGCATTGAAGAACAGGTACTAGACCCATGTTCACCACTTGAGTTTACACATATGAAGACTGCGATCCAAGGATGGAGTCCAGTTCCGTCATCGTGGCAAAATGTTGTATCGTTTAATTTTGATGACGGAGTTATGCTAGTTGGCAATTATCGTCAACAGTTTTTGTTTCATTATGTAGAAAAAGATTTTCTAACAGACACCATGCTGGTAAAATTAGAAGGGCAAAAAATTTATGACTGACGAAATAGAATACCTAACTGATGAACAACTAGCTTCTATTTCTGGTGTTATTGATAATCTATATTACGTTTATTTTCTTGAAGGCGGTAAAATAGATGCCATTACTAATGAAAAACGAGAAAACAGTGCTGTCAATTTTATCAAAGTAGAGTACAACCGAATTGAAAAATTCCTAGTTGGCAAGGAAAATTTTTCTGAATATATTGTGTCGTTGATTGATAAAGATACTCCGGTTATTGTTAAACCGTCCGAGTCAATTAACGCAAATACACACTGGTTATTAAAAATAATTGACCAACCTACAGACAACACTACACTGACTATAGTATGGAATAACGTTAACAAAACTTGGAAATTTTCTATTAATGAATCTTCAAGAACACAAATTAAACAGATTGGATTAACGGCGCAATTATTATTTTTTATCACGTTTAACAATAATCCAAATTTCTTAATTAGAACAATTAGTATAGACATACTTGATATATCAAACACAGAAGCAATTGAAATTCCATGGATTTCAGCGTCAGAACAAGATTATTATAGTATATCTATCAGTACCCGACGATTCTTTGAATCTTATGGAATTTTAAAGTATGAGCAAAATTAAAATCATTGAACAAGATGTTATATTTCTCAGTTACGATGAACCAAATGCTGAAAAAAACTACGCAGATTTATGTAATAAACTACCGTGGGCTAAACGTGTTCACGGTGTAAAAGGCAGCGATGCTGCACACAAAGCCTGCGCCGCGCTAAGTGACACTGAGTACTTTGTTACTGTAGATGCTGACAACATAGTCGATACAGAATTTTTTAAAATTGAAATAGATCTAGACGAATTGAATTTAACCCCGGACCATGTGTTTAGTTGGTGTGGTAGTGTTCATGTTAATGGATTAAGGTATGGCAATGGCGGCCTTAAACTATGGACACGTAAATTTGTTAACAATATGAAAACACACGAAAATTCAAATCCAGATGACACTAAAGGGCTAGTTGAATTTTGTTTTGATGACAAGTATTATCAATTTAACGAAAACTACAGCGAAAGTTATACTAATGCCAGCCCCTTTCAAGCATGGAGAGCAGGATTTCGTGAAGGTGTAAAAATGAGCTTAGATCAGGGTGCTAAGGTAAAAGACCTTAAAACTATTTGGTGGCAAAATTACGATCGATTATTAATATGGTGTAATGTAGGTGCCGATGTTGAACATGGATTATGGTCAATGTACGGAGCCAGAGAAGGCGCATATTTAACCAACTGTACAGATTGGGATTATGCTAATGTGCGCGACTTTGAATGGCTTACTAATGAGTGGGAAACTACGTATAGTAAAATTACAACAGATATGTTGCCGTATGAAATTATGGGATTAGGTGAAACATTAATTCACGAATGCGGTCTAGAAATAACAACATTAGACTCTAACAGCAGTAAATTTTTTAAAACAGTTTATAACAACACTCCTCGTAGAATAAGAAAACGATAATGTACGATATAATTTTTATTACCACTAGTAGTAATGCAAGCATAGAAAGATATAAAAAATTTAAATTTTTTTATCCACTGGCTAAACAAGCAAAGACCTACGACGAAGCAAAGACAAAATCTCTTACAAAATTATTTTGGTTAGTGTGGTATGATGTAGAAGTATTACCATCATTTAATTTTACTTACGAAGTGCCGGATTGGGATCAAAAATATATCCATATATTTAAACATGATGCTTCGTTTGCCTGTGTTGGAATATGCCTATCATCGAAAGAAATCAATATATCAAAAAGAGAATTTGATTATCGATACATTATTAACAATAAAAAAGAAATAGACATTCCAGCAACAACCACTAGAAAATATGAGATATTTTGTATTGATACATACAAAGAATATTTAGACGCGATAGAACGCTGTACAACTGATATGTTTTGGATGATTTCTAATAAGATATCAGTGGTTGACGATTTTAAATTTGATATCACCTTTGATCCATTTGATGGAAAGTATGACTATGACCGTAATGAGAATCATGCGTTCATTCATAGAGGAAATGGAAAAGATACGTATAACGGAGTATTCTTACTTTCTAAAAATAAACTATTGAGTAAACGAGAAGTTGAATATAGATTTCCAGTACAACGTAAAGAATGGGATATTGTTGCTAGCATCACTAAAACTTATGAGATATTTTGTATTGATACTTATAAAGAATATTTAGACGCAATGGAAAGCTGTACGACTGGTATGTTTTGGATGACTTCAAAAAAAATAGCGATCGACCCAGATTTTAAATTTGATATCACCTTTGATCCATTTGATGGAAAGTATGACTATGACCGTAATGAGAATCATGTGTTTATTCACAGAGACAACGGGAAAGATACGTATAACGGAGTATTCTTACTTTCTAAAAATAAACCATTAAGTAAACGGGAAATTGAACATAGATTTCCAGTACACCGTAAAGAATGGGATATTGTTGCCAGCGTTCCGCCAGAATACGAAAAATTTACGTTAGATACTTATAACGATTATCTAAATGCAGTTTCTAGCTCAAACACTGAATTATTTTGGAATATTCCGTCTAATGTAACTGTTAATCCTAATTTTAAATTTAATTTGTTTTTTGGAAAAGAAGAAGAAGAGTATACTTACGATAAGAATATAAACCATTTATTTTTAAATGGTGAACACTATGACGGGGTTACGTTATACAGCACTCATTCTATAGTAACTGAACGAGAATTTACCAACAGATTTCCATTAAACAAAAAAGAATGGAATGTGATAGCATCAACACCTAATCCTTATGATATTGTGTTTATATCGTATAATGAATCATTTGCTGATGATAATTTTACTAAATTAAAAATACGTTTTCCTCGGGCAATTCGAGTTCACGGAGTTAAAGGAATTCATCAAGCACACATCGAAGCGGCAAAGTTAGCAACTACAGAAATGTTTTGGGTAGTAGATGCTGACGCAATTATTGAAGATTCTTTTAATTTTGAATTTGAATATATTCCGTATCGTAATATTCAAAGCAGAAAAATGGTTCGCAGTATTGTTCATGTATGGCAAAGTAAAAATCCAATTAATGGATTGATATACGGCTATGGCGGAGTTAAGTTGTTGCCTAAGGCATTAACAATGCATATGAGTACTACTACTACTGACATGACTACAAGTATAAGTTCTAAATTTAAAGTAATGCCACAAGTATCAAACATAACTGCTTTTAATACAGATCCATTTAATACTTGGAAATCAGCATTTCGCGAATGTGTTAAGTTATCAAGTAAAGTAATCGACGGCCAAGTTGATATTGAAACTGAAGAAAGATTAGATGCATGGTGTGTGCTTAATGATGATGTGTCTTATGGGTTTTACGCCTACGCAGGCGCACTCGCTGGTAAAACATACGGCCAAGAAAATGCCGGCAATTTACCGGCGCTTTCTTTAATTAATGATTTTGATTGGTTACGAACTCAGTTTGATGCTAGTTCAGTTGCCATCGGAAAAATTTGAGCGATAACTCGAGCACACGCAATTGCCACTTCTTGATGTTCTTTCTGTGTACCATTAGCACTACGTAGTTCAATAAAATGAATCCAGCTACGTAATGTACCATTCATATACAATCGACTTTCAATAAGGCCTTCCGGTAATACAGCCCGAGCTTGTTCTTTTGCTATGCCGTTAACGATAGCCCACTCGTACTCTCTTTTTGCGGCATAGATGACTCGTTGTTGGGCACGATACCATTCATTTTGTAACAGTTGATCATCGACTGGGACACTGTTCTGTCTATTCTTCTCGTCTTGCAACCGTGCTTCTCTACATACAAACGACAGGTCTTTAGTAGGGTCAGCATATCGCTGACTGAACTCTTGGAAGCTGAAACTTCTGTGTCTAAGGATTTGTCGGGCAATATCTCTGGTTGTAGTAATTTCAATACAGGCACTGACCATTTCGAGAGGGCTCCAGTGTTGGTGTTTGACCAAGTACTTGATGAGTTTGTCTGACGTCTCTGTGTTGAGCTGATTGGAGGGATTGCTGACACGGGCGCAATACGCAATGAGTTCTTGCGCATCCGCAAGACCCAGCTCTCTGAATTCCTCTGTAGGTTGGGAATATGATAAAAGTTTAACATTCATTTTTGTTTATTATAATTTTGGTTGCTATTGTAAATCGAGGAAACTCTGCTATCTTTGATGGGGTAGTAGCAGAATGCATTAGTACAGAATCAAACACTAGTACTCTACCCGGTTTAACTGTTGATGTAAAAATTGCGTCAACGGAATTAGAGTCATAAAAAATAGTTTCGCCGTGCCAGTTTGGATCCCAAGTATAGTTTGCATATTGAAGTATCGTATATACTCCTTCTTGGAATGTGTTACAGTCTGCGTGAATCAGATCAGCTGTGTCTGAGGTAGAATAGTTAACATATTGTCTAACGTCACTAACTTGTTCCCATGGTATAAAATCAATGGTTTTAGAATATTTGTCTAAGGTAAATTGATATAACATATCATGTTGCCCTAAATTACAAATCCATTTTTTATTAGTTTCGTTTACATTAAATGATAGATCTACATTTGTTCTAGTAAAATTTAGTTGAGATATAATTGCGTAGATATCAAAATTTTCTTGAGATGAAAATGCGTCATCATACACATAGATTTTTTTATTGTTAAAATTAAATTCTTTGCAATCGGGCATTATAATTTTCGATTTTTTAAAAATTTCTCGGTGGATTTTTCTATATCTTTTTTAACTTTAATAGTGTCAAGTTTAAAATCAATATTATCAATCCGTTTTTCATATGCCTTAAATAATTCTGACAACGATTTTTCGAAAGATTCCCATCCATCTTTTTTTGTCTTAGCTGTAACTTTTATTTCCCAAGTCTTGCCATCTTTAAAATTGACCAGTACCGCATGGAGATACCTAAGTGGTAACACGTTGAGCTTTACCTCTCCGAATACTTCTGGCCAATGCTCAATGACTTCTTTGGGAAGAATTCTTCCCGCAGTCATCACTTAGCTTTTTTGGTCGGAACCAACTCCTCGGCCAAACGGCGCATAGCGGCAGCTTCTTTAGCAAGTTTATCAGCTTGTGAACGATAAAACTTGGCTTGATCTTCTGGAGTACCTGTTGGAGCAACTACTGGTTGAGCTATTTCAGGAGCACTTGTTGTAAGTTCTTTAGCAGATGCTACTTCAGTTAGTTTAGCAGTATCACCTAACCCTGGAGCAATAGATAATCCATCTACGGCAATACCGCGTTGTTCTGCGATGATCTGATTTAATTCAGAAAGTAAAATAGACACACCAATTGACGGAGTCATTTCAATCTGATCAGTACCAACTTTAATTAGTCGACCTTTTGAATGTAGACTTGGCAACATACGGCTTCCGTCTGGAAATTGTGTGCGATCTAATGCTTCGGCAAACTCATATGCTTCTTGAGCGGTTGCGCTTTCGACCAAATTAATGAGAGCATTATGATATTGGTCATCTAGGCTTTCAGTCGGTACGACTAGTGCGCTATATGCGTCACCTGGTAGAGTTCTATAAGCAACAAGTACTTTCTTATTTGATGCTTTGATTCTACCTACGTGTTTTAATGATTGTGCCATATTAGGCTCCTTGTTTAGATGCTTCTGCTTGTTTAGCAACTTGATCTAAGAATGTTGTTAGTTTGTTATATGTTTGCCCTACAACAGCCATTTCGTTTGGTTTAAATGCGCCTCGAGAGCTAGCAATATCAATAATAACTTTCATTGCGTTAAGATCGTTAATATTAAGTTCGGCCGCATTTTCTTGCGATTGTTCTGTTGTTGCTTCTTGATTTGTTTCCACTTGATCAGTCATGGTATCTCCTTAAATTAAGTGTGTATATAATTTATCTCAATTGTAAATGTGGACAGGCAATTGTGAAGAAGCTGAGTTCTTTTTCACTTTCAAAGCCGATTCTTGTAGTATATACGATAGTATTAGTATAATCTAAAGCTAGATCTTGCCCGATATAATACCTATTATTTAGGTTATTCATTATCCACTGATTAACTAATTTAATAAATGTAGGGGTGTGTTTTTCTATTACAGTATATTTAAAATGAGGAGCGGCAAACTCAACTCTCCGTAAATCAAAATAATTTAAAGGATTAGGTTTGCCATTCTTTAAAGCCATTTATGCCATTTCCTTAACTTCTTCGTAGTAAGCGTACTCGCCCCAAGGTGGCACAATAGTATTATTTCCATGAATAATAAAAATAGTATCACAGTAGTTTTCGTCGCCCCACGAGCTCCAAGGATAACCGTCTGTGAACATGATAAACTTTTTAGGTTGAATATCGTGTTCTTTCATATAATCCCAGTTAGCATCAAACTCAGTACCGCCACCGCCCATGACTTCATAGTCGTCAAACTCGTCCATGGTGTAACCGTCAAAGTCTGCTTCGTTATATACCTTAGTGTCAAAGCACCAAACCTTAATTTTAAAGTCTTTGTACTCTTCCATAATGCCTTTAATTTCTGTTAGGAAATCTTTAGCTTGTTCGTCGCCAATTGAACCAGACATGTCGATTGATACACAGATATCAATTGTTTCCTGAAATTGTGTACCTGGCAAAATAGCACTCATATGCCAGCCTTTGCGGTTAGGGCGCATGAATGAATAATCGTTTTTAATGGTGCTTTGAATTTGTTGACGCAAAATTTCACGCCAGTTCATCTTAGGCTCAGTAAGTTCTTTGATCATACGTTGAACGCTGGCAGGTGTATTCCCAGCACCCGCCGCCTGCGCCGCTTGCATTGTTGCTTCACGAATTTCGTCACGGATTTGTTTTAATTCATCTTTTGTATACGACGGTTTACCTTGACCATCTTTACCATCTTTACCATCTTTATCGCCCCAGTCGATATGATCATCAAGTAATTGACCAAGAGCGTCTAATTCTTGTTCGTCCATCTCGTCAAATATCTTGTCGTAGACTTCTTCAGCACCCATACCGTAGTACTTTTGATCATGGAAAATTGTAATGCCTTTAATTTGATGATCACCAATATGATCGCGAACTAATTGTCCATTAACACAATAGTCGGCGGCAATGTTAAAAATACGTGCATTACGTCCTTCTTTACGACCCATATGGTCAAATACGTTATGAAGAATTTCGTGAGCAATAACAAATTCCACTTGTTTAGTAGTAAGTGGTTCGAAAAATGTGCGATTAAAATAAATGGTTCTGCCGTCTGTGGCAGCGGTGCCCATCCATTCAGAGCCTTCTTCAATTTTCAAACGTGTAGCCATGTTGCCAAAAAATGGATGACGAAGTAGCAGACCTACTCGGGCTACAATAATTTTATCAATAATTGGATCATTGTGTGACATATCTACTCCTGATGTTTGCTGTATGTATATATTATAACAGGACCCGAAGGTCCTGTCAATTGGTTTTATAACTGTTAACGACTTTCTTTTTCTGTAGCCGCCGCAATGTACTTACCAAATTTAGAGTGGAATGCATCGAAGCACTCAATTTCGTCCGGATCCAACGGCAATTTGTAAGTGCTCAATGCCAATTTAGTACCCATAATGACCAACTCAGTTTCAAAGTTATTCATAATGAATTCAAAGAAGTTGTTAACTTGTTTGTTCCAATCTTTAGCACCTTTGTCGCAACTATCTTTGAGCTCGTAGCATAATGCTACAGTAAGTGAATACATAGCTGAGATCTCTTTCGAATCCATCTTCTTAACTTTGCCATTCAAAATGTCAGTAGGGTTAGGCATCTTGCTGGCGTGTTTACGGTGCGCCATAAATTTAATAGCCAGACCCTCACCGATTGATCCTGAAGTTAGGTCAGTTAATGTATCGGCATCAGTGTCGTCATCTACAAGTAGTTCACTAACAAATGACCAACTACGTGGCGTAGCAAAGGCACGTGAGCTAGACTTTGGATCAAAGTCATATAAGTCTTTCTTGCTGAAAGTCAAAAAGCCCACAACATCTTTATGGATCTTATTAAGTACAGCCCATTCGTTCCAGTCTTCCCATTCAACTTGCATTTCCAAGTGAACAAAACGATTAGCCAACGGAGCAGGCATACGATAAGTAACACCCTTGTCAGTTTCACGGTTACCGGCCGCAACCATTACTACGTTATCGGGCAATTCATAAGTACCGACCTTACGGTTAAGAACTAGTTGATAAGCCGCGGCTTGTACGCTAGGTGCGGCACTATTCATTTCGTCCATAAACAAGATAATTTGTTTATGTTGTTTGGCAAACTCTTTACTTGGTAACTCGCCAGGAGGCGCCCATACCATAGTGCCCGAGTTGCTATCAAAATATGGAATACCTTTGATATCAGTAGGTTCCCAAAGAGAAAGACGAACGTCAATCACGTGAGCTTCTAACTCGTCGCCGAGTTGTTTAATAATATCGGATTTGCCAATACCTGGAGGACCCCAGAGGAAAATTGGACGCTTGTTTTTAAAAGCCTTACGTAGAGACTTTTTAGCGTTTTTTGGGCCTACTGTGCGGCTAAGAATTTCTGCTGCCATTTTACATTTCCTTAAAGTTTAGCGGGGTTAAAAATTTACTTTATGTAGCTATTATACAGCTACCTCGAGGAAGTGTCAAGCGGTATTTTCAGAATCTATTTCTTTTTGTCGCTCATTCATTGCTTTTATGAGCCCAAATTTTCGTATATCGTCTGAAAACAACATTAGCTCAAAACTCTTCTTTTCCGAAAAGACAGTAATACTTTGGTTAGTTAGCAAGTAAGGACAGTCAATATATCTTTCCAAAAAGATAATTGTCTGTGGACTAAGTTCGATTGGTTCAGTAAATGGAATCTCGTATTCCTTTAATTCTAACTCACTAGTCAAAAACATGTACCCTTCTTCACTAAGCCGAAAGGCAGTTTGTTTGTTCACTCGATTTGATTGCCACCACTTATGCGAATATAGATTTACATTAGTTTCGTCTACACTCTTACCCCACTGTTGTAAGAATATTTTGGTTAGCACATCTCTGGTTATCATTTTACGATAGTGCCAGAAGTTAATTTAACAACCTGAAAATCTTCAGATCCAAATGTTAAATTTAATTTCTTAGCAAGATTTACTGCGTGACCCGGATTAGAGAAGCTGGTCTTTTTATACTTTGGCCCAGGATAGCTGGTAAGACTGTTGAACGATTTTAGATTGAATGGCTCGTTCTTATAGAATACGGCCCAGATAGCATCTGCTTCTAAAACTTGTTCAGCTTTATACGTTTTTTTGTTGGTGTACTCTAATAGTACTTTAGGTTTAGGTCTGCTCATATATGCGTATCCAAATAATATACGCATATATTTATCTTTATTTAGGCAGTTCGAATCCGCCACCGTCCATCTCTACAGATATAACTTCAGAGTCTACGCTACGTTTAAGAGCACTATACATGCTTTCGTAGTCTTGGTTCATTTTATCCATCATCTCGGCAAGTGCTAAACCAAGCATCCTAGCCTGTTGTAAAGACATTTTAACTTCTTTACTTTGAGCTTGTTCAGCACTTCTAACCTGTTGTATAAATTGTGTAACAGGGCTTAAATTAATCTGATTTTGCATTTGACAGTACCTGTTTCATTTCAATTTCTGATTTAAATGGGCCTTTGTATGGGTAACGTTCAACAGTAATTGCTTTTGGACAAAAACTTTTAACCCAGCCCTTGTCAAATTTAATTACATAGTAACCAGCACAATATAGACTCTTACTAGCATTTGATTTAGTAAACAACGGTAGTTTACGCCTTACATCGTACATGCTGTTATACGGACTACAACTTGTTGGGTAACTGTGACACTCATACGGAGCAGAATGTGTTACCTTAACTTTGGTACTGGTTAAGAAAAACTGTTCTCCAAACTGTTTAGTTAAGTCTTGTTTTTTATTAAACATGACTTCTCCCTTAGTACTACTCAAAACAAATTTATTATTTTCTTTTTTATGTAGGGTAGCAATCTTAGATCCGCCTTGCTCTACGATCCAAAATTTGCCGTCTACGATCGGCTTTGCGTGAATATCTGTCATTATTTTTCCTCAAATAAATTTTGTACAGCTAGTACAGTCGGGTACCTTGCCTGGAATGGTTCTGCGTATGATTGAATATTGTCAGCAATCTTTTTCATATCGTAACTATTACAGAATTTTAGCATACGTATACCTACTTGAGTAATCTCTTTAGGCACAGCATACGTATCGATAGTTTCTTTAATCAATGCCTTGATATTATCTGGCTGTGCTGTTAGATCACACAGTTGTACATTACGTTGATAGTCTTCTAATACTCTATGTTCTTCGCCATTATGGTCGGTCCAACGTTGCAACATGAGATTGTTCCACGAATATCCTTTGGATTTACGGTCCTCAAATGCTTCAGTCAACCCGACTTTATTTTTAGTTCCCTTAACACGAACTCCCGGATATGCCGAAAAGACATTATCGCTAGTGTCGCCACGCATACACTTTTCAAATAGTAACCATTCTGGATTCGGAACTTCTTTAGGTTCTTTTGTTTTTTTGTCAATAACAAGTTTACCTTTTTTATCAAATATACCATTAATGGTATGTGTCTCTTCAGCAACACCGTTATATTGTTTTACGTTGCCTGACAGTAGTTGATAAAAATCTCTATCTGTTGAGATAATAACATGATCAGCCATAGGATGAGCTTGAATAAATCCCGCAATCAAATCGTCAGCTTCTAGTTGATTATGTTGTAGTACAGTACAGTTAGTTTTTTCTGTCACAAATGTTTTAAACTCGTCAAATGCTTCCCAGAATACTTTTTCTTCTTCAGCTTCTTTTACTGTATGTGCGGCACGGGCTTCAGCTCGATTAGCTTTATACGGGGCATAATGATCTTTACGCCAGCTACGACCTTCGAGACAGAACACTACATGAGTACCACCGAAGTCTTGCCAAGCCTTCTTGATACTGTTAAATGTAATATGAAATGCCATGCCGAGTTTAATCTCAGCATTGCCTTGTACTACATGTCTAGCACGAAAAAATGTGTTAGCAGTATCAACTAAAATATATGTCATTCTATTTGTGCTCTATTGTTACCAAGTCTTGTTACATTAACATAACCAGCAGTCCGATCTTTAGCTTCCATACCTTCACCTTGAATCATGGAACTATACAAATCTCGAAACCACCGATCAACAATTTGTTCATCTGGATCACCGTCAAATCCGTAACCAGCTTGTTTCAATTGTACTATAAACAGGTCGTTCCAGTCAAGCTCAAAAAAGCCATTTCTTGGATTGTCTTTATTAACTTTGGTGTCCAATACGCTAACCCAAGGCTCACCTCGAGCAGTAGCACGTTCTTTTGGTGCTAGTTTAGCAATACGTTCATCTTCTTTAGCCTGAGCAGTTTCTAACTGTGCTTGCTCTTTCTCGGCAAGAAGCTTGTCTATACCAAACATCTTTCTAATAAATTGTTTCATTAAGTTCCCCACTCATTTTTAAATAGTGGCACTTGTAAACGGTCACTATAACGTAATCCGTGCTTCATAGCCATTATTGCCACATTTTTATTATTCAATGCGTAAACACTTTCCACACCGCCCACTGGCATTAGATAAACGTGTCCTTTAAATCCTGCTTTACGATATGCGGCAATGGCACATTCAGCATCAGCAAAGTCTTGTTCAGTAGCAATAACAAACTTCAAATACGCTGTGCCGACTTCTTCATATTCACAAACTACTTCTGGAAGAATAGCTTCTTCCCACTTTTCACCACTACATGGAAGTTTAGCACTTACGCTAAATGTAATTTCTTTATTTTCACACCCATAGGCCCAAAAATTGTCAATCAAATATTGTTTAAATTCTGATGTAAGTTTTTGAGTGCCGTTAGTTTCAAAAGTGATTTCTTTAAGACCTTGCATCTTAGGGTGACTTAACAAGTCTGGGTAAGCACGTTGCCAGCCCAATAACGGTTCTCCACCTGTAATAACCAAGTGTTCATCCTTCCAATGATCCTGTGGAAGAATTTCCATAATACGATCTGCGATTGCTTCGCTAGTAAGCATAGGGCTAAGTTCTTTAAAACTAGGATGCCACGATGCGTAGCTATCACACCCTGTGCTAACTAATGGCAAGTCTTCATATTTTGTAAACATGTGAGATACGCTGGCAATTTCTTCGGCTTCTTCACTCAACATGCCTCGACTCATACCAAATCCAGCACATTTAAAGTTACAACCAAATGTACGTAAGAACACACTTGGTACACCCATATAACGTCCTTCTCCTTGGATTGAATAAAATAACTCGGCTATTTTAATTTTTGACATTTTTCTTCCTAAAATCTTCTACATCGTCTATTGCTAGTTTTAAAGTTTCTGCATAGTTTAAAGCACCTTGAGCTTTCAAACAAACAGTTGCTTGGGTATCAATATATCCTTTGGTAAGCAGAGTCCAGATATGATGCCATCGTGTTTGAGTCCAAAAGTTAGATCTAGTAGTAGTATAAATTGTTACAGTAACTCCAGTGTCTTCGGCCTCTACCCAAACATTATGGTCGCATTCGGAACTACCGCATTCGCATGTAACACGATAAACTTTTGAGTCTCCCCAATCGTTGTGTTTTAATATACCTTCTGCTGGCATTTGATAATTCATTCCACGCCCTCCTCAAACCATTCATCGACCATTTGTTCCGCCTCTTCTTGTGTAAGGGCTGGTACAAAAATACGAGCAGGTTCTCCTGCTGTATGTTGTATACTAAACTTAATTACACCATTTAATGGTACATTATTAAATTCTCTTTCTACAACAAATTCTTGTAAATTTTTAGCACGATTGATTAATTGATCAGTTAACTCTTTAGCAGTGGTCATTTTGAGGCATACTCCTGTTGCATTTTAATATTATCAAAGAATTCTTTCTTAGTACCCATGTCGTCTTTGAATGCGCCTTTGAGTACAGTAGTCTGTGTTAAGCTACTCTTAGCCATAATGCCACGATTTTCACAACAACCGTGAGTTGCTTGAACATAGACTGCTACGTTTTCTGATTCGGTTGCTTTTTGGATTTCTCTTGCGATGTCGTTACATAATTCTTCTTGAAGTGTGCCACGACGAGCACACCACTGAGCGATGCGAGTATATTTAGAAAGGCCAATAAGTTTGTTAGCCGCAATAATTCCGATGTATGCCACACCTGATACAGGCTGGTGATGATGACTACACATAGAACGCAGTTCGCTACGTACAACCAACATACCTTCGTATCTATCTGCCGAATCATTTGGAAAAGCTGTTGCATCTGGTGCTGGATCATATCGACCTCCCATAATTTCGTTGTAATACATTTTAGCTAATCGTTTAGCTGTACCTCGACTGTTAGGATCGCTTTCACGATCAATGAGCAATCGATCTAATACTACTTCAAACGCTTCAGTGGCTTCTTTAATTAAGATAGCCTTGTCTTCTTCACTAACATACTCACTGATGTTATCGCCTGCCCAAAAGCGTTTGCCTTCTCGCTTCATTTTAAAGCGGATAGCATCTGCTAGATTAGCTTCTTCATAGCCCTTGTCGTCTATGTTATTATAATTTACTGGGTCACTCAATTTATTACTCCGATGTTAAGGCAGTGGATTGCCATATGTGTATTATACAATCTTATTTAGGTTTATTCAAGATATTTTCTGCTCGAAGTTTGCGACAGCCTTCTTTAACAGCTATTGGATAGTCTGGGCTTATTTCAGATATTGAGCAGTCATATACTATTGTATCACCTTTTTTTGGTAGTGATAAAAATATCATTGGTATTACTATTAGAACAGCAACAGCAATCACACCTATTTCTATAGTTTCTCGCTTAACAATATTTGACATAGGTCAGCATCCCTCTTTGATTTGAAATAAAATTCCATCTTGTCTTCGCTCGGGTGACTAGTAAATTTATCTCCCGGCAATCCAAATACTTCTAGAACGTCTATACATGCTTCATTCCACCAATATTTGTTTTGTCCCTTCCACGGAATTGCTACAATATATTGATAGCCATCGTCACGTGCTGGTATACGGCTATCCCAGTTAGCATGTTTTTTTGAGTTCATCTTGAATCCTTTTAAAGACAAATCTGTTACCAACTTCTGTATAATGATTAATAGTACCCCGTTCACTGGCCCATAACGTACTAAGATTAATATTATGTTTTTCTATTGCTAGTGAATTAACAATTTCAACATGCGACAAACTAATATATGGAACAGCAATCATATCATGAATCTGCTTACGTAACAAATTATAAATGTCAATTTGATATTCTTCGTCGTAATGGTATTTGAAAAAATTCTTTGCTGTGTATAGATTTGTATTAAACGGTCGGAAATGCTCAATTAAATCCGTAAGTATTAGATCACAATTTTTATGTAACCCAGATTTATGTATAGGATGATTATTAGTGTGTATCCTACTGGGACTAGTATGACTTACTATTACTAGATCAAATTGGTTTATATCAACGCTACAAACTTGTTTATAAATTTTATATTCACCAATACCTGCTTGTGCTAGATTAGTTACCTGATGTTGTTCGGCAAGTAATCCTACCCAACTTAAATTAGGTGTTGATAATTTAGTAGCAAAACTATCACCGGCAATTAAAATGTTCATATAGTAACATACACGTAAGGGTAGTAGTTGACTATAAACACAGTCCTACTCATTTTTTGTAATTTCCTTTTTCAGGTATAACATGTCTAACACCGCCACGTGGGTCTTCCATATCTCCGTTGCGTCTTGGAATCATATGTATGTGCGGATACATCACTGTTTGACCAGCTGCCGCACCGCAGTTTTGTCCAATATTATACCCGTCCCATTGTTCATTAATAATACCATCATACCCAAATTTATGTGCAGCTTTATAACAGGCAATAATGTTATCAAACTTTTCCTGTGTTGGTACAAACAATAAGTGCCCATCTGTAACAGCATACGCATCTCTAAAGACCCAAAAGTCTTTAGCTCTGTATTCGATTTCAGTCCATGGTGCTCGACGTTCGTCAAGTGCTTGTTCTAGATCTGTTTTCATTTTCCAAAAATTTAATTTCGTCTTGAATATACTCACGGTACTCAGTTAGTACTCCCAACTTTCTTCCAGAGTCTCCTGTAGCCCTAAGTTTTTCTAAATCTTGATCTATAACTTTTAGTTTTGCTTTAAGATCGTCTACGGTTAACTCGCTCATTTGCTAGTTCCAAATCTTAATCCGCTAGCACTGCCTAATAGAATTGCAAATGCCGCCCAAGTTTCCCAAGTATATGGGATATGTAGGATAGGAAAGAGTGTATTTAAACTCCATATACCTAACAATGGTCCAATAGCGATAGCAAATACTATCAAAATAATACCTAAAATAAGTTTAATTAATGCTGATGTCATAACCAATAATCCTCCCAAGGATAAACTAACCAACAATCTTCGTCTGCTTTATTAACTTCCCATACTGAGTAGTCTACATCTTCTTTGCTAGACAGGTTGTTCGTGAGTGTAGCAAAGCGTACAGTCTTGTGCCATATATCATTGTCCCAGCGTATAGCACTGGGCAATGCTGATTCACGCCAGTCTTGTTTGATCCAGGCAATTGTGCTACCTTGGTCATTGATGTCATCTACTATAAGGATATTTTTACCTTCATACGCATCTTCTGCCATGCCGCAGTTGCTGACAGTATCGCCGCCATCACGCAAACTGATATCTAGGCTGTTCATCTTAATGCCAGTGTACTGACTCAGCAGATTAGCGGGAACAAGACCTCCGCGACCAATACCTACAATGTAATCTGGACGCCAATTATGTACTGACATTTGCCTGGAAATTTCCAAGCAGGCACCCTCTACTTGCGACCAAGTATAGTAAATCTTTTTCATGCTGTTAGTGCTGTAGCCAGAGTTGCCATTTCTTCTTTAGTCATAAAGAAATTATATACCGCTGTGTCTCGAACTTCGCCATCGAGCCCTAATGTTTGCTGTTCAAAGTCGACACTGAATAATCCTTTAGGCATTAGTACTTCGTGTTTTTTCAACACCAGACGAAATCCTTCGTGATCTTTAATAACTGTTTCCGTATAGGTATTTCTAATTGATTCATGTAGTTCCATTTTCATCTCCTTTAATTGCTTCAAATGTTCTGTATTTGCCCAATGCTGTAATGTATTCGTTATACAGTTTCTTCAGCTTCGGATGCTTACGTTCTAGTATAACATCTCTTTCAGGAATTGCCAAGACTTTTTCAATGGTGTCTAACCGTTCTTCTAAATCTCGTCCGTTGATAACCATATTACCTTTAACTTCTATAGTAGGGGGATTAGTTTGATTAATCTTCATTACTGTGTCATACGGATTAGAAGGATTAGCCCAATTAGTTGTACCAGTACCTGTGGTTGTATAAATCTGCCCAGGTTGTCCGGTAGTATGTACCGTATTGTTTCCGTATAATACACTAGGCATTTTTACGGTCGTCAAGATATTTGCCATTTGGTATCCATTTATTATCAACTAAAAAACCCCATTCTCTTTTTTGAGGACCTGGCATAAACAATGTCCAAGCAGTTACACTTTCTTTTAATTCAATACGATGATAACTGTTAGGACTACAGATGCGGAAATGCCCAGGACCTCTCCAATATTTTATTTCGTTAATCTTTTCGCCAAGGGTATTGAACACCGGCACCCATTCATAGTACCCACCTGCTAAAATTAAGGTAGCATACGGCCATGGATGATCATGGACATCGTCCGGATCACCTTTTAAAAACTTGTGTAGAAATATATTAAACGGAAACTTTTTTCGATCTTTAAGGAACAAGTAGTACCGTTCTAAGTATGGCTCGTTGTTCACACGATCCATAATGATAATTTTACGACCACGTTTTTCTAACCATCTAAGGCTTTGCTCTTTGATCTTTTGGAGTATCATAGTCATCTTTTACAAGTTTATAAACTGTCTTAAATTTTTCAAACGCTATTGCTAGCCCGGGATACTGTTTACACATCTCCTCAACTCTAGACCAATCTGGGAATTTGTTAATCCATTCGTCCCCGCCACTCCATATACTTGACATATCAATGCCACTAATAGTATTAATAGTAGAGCCATTAGTAAAACAAACAGACCCGGTACTAATTGTATTTGGATAACATGGAATACATGGATTAGTATAATATGCTAAACCTGAGGTAGATAATGTTATAGTGCTTAAATCAATAGTATTACTAGCATAACTATTATCAGTAAAAGTAATAGTGTCTCCACTACTTAATGTTGTTAAGTAATCCGTTTGCGCTAAAGAAGTTGTCATGTAAAGCCTCCGCTTGTTTTTTAATGGACGGAATCATTTGTTGATAATTGTCCATGTACTGTATTATGCGTCCGCACAAGTCTGGACGAAATACTTCATACGCTTCAAAACTTTCAGTCCACTTGCTTGGGTATTTGAAAGTGTCAAAATACATCTCGGTGTAGCTAAGTCTATCCGGCACCATAGGAACGGCATCTACTACTGCCCCTTCATAGCAACTGATGCCCAGCGTTTCTTGTAAGTTAGCACTGAACACTAATTTAGCTTCACCTAATAATTTATGATATTCGTCTTTAGATAATGCTCGATCTTGGCAAACTACAAATTCATATTGTGGTAAGTGAGTAGCCAAGTCTCTAAAAATCTCAACTTGTTTCTCAGGAGCAATTCTGTGTGGGAATAGAATAAGATCACGCTTAGTCATATTTTTGTATGGGCTTAGTGTAGCATCCATATATTCCATTGGCCAACCAGTACGCACAAACTTATCACTAAATGTACCGGCACGTAGTTCTGTCAAATCTTCTTCAAACCACGGATTCTCTGTTGGAAAATCATTTAATAGATTTGTAAACAGTAGCTCAATATGAAATTGTGTAGCAAAGTAATTATAGTCAAACGCCGCAAAGAATGATTTCTCAGCGTGTCTAACCCAGGGCTTGTTGCCAACAAGCCGCCCTAGGAAATCTTGAGGATCATAACTGCCAGCATGCCATAATCCATGTGTAGTCACAGGTATCTGTAACAGTTCACTCATGTACTTTAAGTTTATGATGCCAGGATGCCAAGCATCAGCAAAGATGAAGTGATCGCCAGGAGCCACTGATCCGGAGCAAAATAAACGACCCATTTGCTCAACCTGACTAGCCTTGTATATATTGGTACCACCAAAATTAAGAAAAGCGCCTGGAGTAGTAGCCCGGGGAATATCCTCAGGGCCAGAGATAATTTGAACATTATGTCCTGCCTTTGTAAGTAACTCCGGTACATGAGTTTTCCATTGACCTGTGTACCGGGTATCTACTGCTTCTAGATCAACGAGAAAAACAGTCATTAACTTTCTTGTCTGTTGTACGCTGGACGCGGATTTTTGCCTAGATACGGCTTACGCTCACCATTCCAAGACTTGCGTGGGCGTGTGCTACGCTCATACGATTGCCAAACTTTTGCCCCTCTATTATACAGATCTGCTTCGTTAAACGGCAACATCTCAATACGACAAAAATCTAACAGCTTTTCAAGATCATCAAAGATCCGAACAACGTCAGGACGGTTTTCAAAGTATGCGTAGTCTTTGTAATTCTTAGCCATAATAGCCTCTTATTTTAATATTTAATGAACGAACCATTTTCTCCGTCTTCGGAGACCTCAATCCAAACCTCACGGTCTGGATACTTTTGTGAAATAGTGTCGTACAATTCGTCCGACATCATTTCGCAACTCTTATGATCTAGCGACAAAACACCTTGTGCGCTAGAATACAGTTGTTCAAGCCATCGCTTGAACTGTATGAATTCCACATCTCTATCATTGTGGGTGACACTAAGCCATACCCTAAAATGGAAAATATGACGATGAGGATTAGCAAGAAACGATACATCATATTGATCTCCTGTTGCTAGGTTAGGGTCTGTAGCGGCCGCAGGATAGCAATGAATGCCTTCCTTTTGAAATGTGACCCAAATCATTTTAAGCGGGCGAATGTCTTGTTTAATAATCATTTTATAATTTGGTCGTTAGTGTAGTCAGTCCACGGAGTGAACTTACTACGGTCTTTAAGAGTGTGTAGACTATGTGACCACACACCAGGATTAGTAGCATTAAAATCTTTATCGTCAATTTTAATCATCGTATTATAATTCCATAATTTAATGTAGGGAATTGGAACTCTTATCTGCGGAATAAAATTATTATGATCATTTAATCCGCCATCATTGAATTCTTCTACTTGATTTAAGGGAATATCTAAACTACACCAGTAGCCTTGCTCGAGAAAATATGTAATCATATCTTCCCATAGTTTATGTTCATCATATCCGTTGGGATTAAAACTATGATTAGCACCAAAGAAAATATGCTTAATATGTTTACTAGTATCAAGCAAACAATTCTCATCTCCGAGGATATGCTCGATTGCTTGCTCGTTTTGAACACCAGTTACAAATAGTGTACGCATACCGAATGTAGGTGTATGCTCGACTTCATTACCAATAAAGAAATCTACGTTATCACTCACACCGTCTTTATAGTCACGCTTCATTTTTAGTTTGCTCGTAAAGTTTAAACATTCGAGTCACGTCTTCCATGCGTTCAGCAAAATGCTCAGGAGCACCTCGAGCCGCCGCTTTCATGTCATATTCTTCGGGATAGTGTCGTAAACAAGCTCGAGCACCGTCTTTGATTGCTTTTGGAACTCGGGGAGTAGTCAGGATCTCTAATAGAAATCTTTTAGTTTGTACTACTGCTCGATATCTTTCATCTGGTAATGTCATTTTACTATTGCTTCTAGTTCGTCAAGTTTATCAATTGCGGATTCGTTGAATTCGCTGTCTTCTGCTAATTGTACAGTATTGGAATCCACTTCGTCAAATAGATTGGCAAACGATGTACTAGCATTAACAGTTTTCTTACCGCTAGCACCTCGAGTACCAATAATATCCATCCAATATTTGTTATATTCTTCAACTAGGTCGTCTGCTCGTCCTCGATCACTTGTTTCAAATATAGCATTAACGATGTCCTTGAAAAACATGTGTTCATATTGCTTAGACGATTTTCTATTTGCGTCTAGTACACTCATCATAGCAGGCATATTACCAGCATCATATTGGCGGTTAGCTTCTTGTACAGCATTAATATGCATCCAAACATTGTGCCCCATTTGAATAGCATAACTAAATGAATCCCAGCTAGTCTTGTTACTAACTTTACCTAACTTATTCAAGTCCGGTGTTTTAATCCAATCTGCTGGATTCATTGGGTCCGGATTAGTAATACCAGGTTTGGGAATACCAGCACCGTAGATACAAATCTCTTTCATAGTAACTTGATCTATGATTGGACTAGATTCAAATAATTTAAAGATATTATCTTGTATTACTGCGTCTTTAAAGAGTCTAGTGTCTGTTGCGTATTTTTTATTGTCTGCAGAAGACTGCATACGGTAGACCCATTTTTTACGATCTTCGGTTTCTGTGTTGATATAGATTTGTCCGTTTGCGGTAGCAAGGAACGGACTTGCGCAGTCAAAAGAGATGGTAAATTGCTCATTATGATATTTCCTTACAGCACGTTGAATGTCAGTGAGCAGTACAGCCCACTCCAATTTTGAGGTACCTAAGAAGTGCATCCAATCTTGTTCACCCTTCTCAAGCAAGCCATCAAATCTTAATGCCACTAGGCGTTTTAATACCAAGTGTACGTCACACATATTCTGCCCACCCATACCCCAACCGTTAAAATGACGGTCGCCGTATTGTTTAGGATCACAATACTTCTTCATGCGATCATACCAGTCGTCGGCATCGGCGTGATTTTCGCCCTGTAAAACGTTTAAGAACTTACAATTGCCGTTTCGATTATTAACAAAATAATCGTTATTAATATAAGTACCTTGTACAGCTTCTGCGTATGTACTAATGCCAGTTGCCGCAACACCAGACGGACTACGAGCTACCCACGCTGGGATATCAAGCCCCATACCATAGTCCATTAGCGTGTCCATCCAAGTTAACACTTGAGAACGTTTCTTTGCCGCTTTGGGACAATTGGGATCTTTCCAATCAGCAGGCCAAACACCTTTACCGATCTGGAAACCACCTGAGTCACCTAACACCCAACTTGTAGATCTATTACGATTTCGGAACATGTCCTCGCTTTCGTCTTGTTTATTCAAATCAAGATTAGCATGTCCTGCGGAGTACAAACAATGGTCATAATAAAATGCGCCTTTATCTGGGTCAAGATAGTTAAGACTTTCAACGCCATTCACAAAACTTGCCGGAATACGAGCAGGATCTACATAGTTGCTATAGCGTTGTTTACCTATAAATGTACTATAAAATCCCGATGTTGCTGGCAAGAAATATGCGTAATCGTTTTGATGTGCTGTTAAATTTTTATTCATATTAAATGTTGTGCCAGTACCATACAGCTGATCCACGCCCATATAGTGTTAAATCCTACTAGTGTCGGTAATAATTTCTTCTCACTTGCCCAAATAAGTGTTAGACTTGTTGCTAGTGTAAAGAAATACAACCACCATATTTGTATACCGAATATTAAACCAGGAACAATGATAAAAGCCTTGGCCGCCCAACTTAAAAACTCCACGAGATTATAGTCAGTCCAATATTCCTTTGTAAACCACATGCCATAGCACTCTTTAATCTTAGTAAACGTAATATGTTTATATACTATTACTATTAAAACTAGCCATGCTAGGCATGCAGATACTATCTGGACATTATTCATTACTTAGATTGTGCTGGTAGAATGTAGTTATACTCGGCAAGTCCGCTGTCAACTGTAATTTGTAGTGCGCCTTGATCAGTAATCTTCATAGTAATATCACCACTTAGATTTAAAATGCTCATCATTTGATTAACGGGCCATGACCACGATTGTTTCAATTTACCAGTAATGCCTGCTTGGAAAATAAATGATCCAGCATGGGTGCTAGCATCACCAAAACTAAACACTAGGTTATCATCTTTAGTTGTTATTTGAAATACTGTTTCTTCAGTATGTGCTTGTGCTTGGAACTTCAACCGTTGGATACTTGAAACGCTTGGTTGGAATTCAATATCCCAAGAAGAGCCTTTATACTTTACAGACTTAAGACGTTCGTTAATAATGTCTTGATTCATAAAACGGTAATCGTTTTCAAAATCGTTAGCCGCATTAACAAAGTGTAACCCTGTTGGAATTTCTTCCCCGTTACGTTGTTGTTTAACCACGCTAATCTTTGCGTTTTCTTTGTACTCTGGGCACTTCAAATGAATGTCCAACTTGTTTAAGTTAGGCATGCCAAACGTACCTTCAAAGTCGCTGACTGGTTTATGAGTCTTAGCATTAACAATAACTGAACGATCCTCAGCCATCGATTCAATTTTTGTTTCTGTGTCAGTAGCACTAATTTTCACTAATGGCAAAAAGCCAAGTGAATGTGTATGTGCTACTAGGTCTTGTAAAAAGTCTTTCATATTGATTCTCCGTGTTTATCTATTATATTTAGGTTTGTGACAAAAGTCAAGCATTTTTTCGTATTTGATGATTGTATTTCACCGTTTCTTCAACTAGTGTAATTGGCGACCCAATTGCGTTAGCCCATTGTATAAATGCTGTCGTGTCTTTGGGGAAACAATGACCTCCCCATCCACGTTCTCCATCTGGTCCTGGCACAATAGTGTGTCCAGAACCAATTCTTTGATCGTTAGCTAGTATGTGTCTAACGATATCATAATCCATTCCTGTTGTTTCGCAAATATCGTTTATTTGATTAAAGAAACTTGTTTTAAGAGCAAGGAACGAGTTAGTTGAGTATTTGACTAAACATGCTTCTTTAGCAGTACAGTTAAACACTAGTTTACAATTTGGTAATGTTGTTTGGAATAGTTCTTGCCAAAAACATTCAGGATCCTCACCGCCTAACACAACATACTTTTGATTTAAGAAATCTTCATTAGCACTTCTTGCTCTTAAAAACTCTGGACTATATGTTATAGAAAGTGTTGAATATGCTTGTTCGAAAGCTTCGGCAATGCCAGGGGTTACTGTACTTTTAATTAACACTGGCATGAATATAGGTACTTGGTCCAATATGCTAATAATTATACTGTCATCGCAAACACCATTTTCAGTAGCGGGAGTTGGCGCACATATAATCAATCCATCGGCATCGTGATGATCTTTAATTTGATCTTCGGAATATTTAGGATCAACAATAACGATTTCGTGTTGATTTTTAAAAGCATTGAATACTGCTTTACCAACAAATCCGTATCCGGCAATAATTATTTTCATATTAGAACTCAAATAAACTGTTAAATGTATTCTTTTCTTCAGTGCTAGTAACGTCCCACTTCAATACACCGATTAAGTTGTCTAACTTATTATCGATGATTGTTTGCTCCATTTCAGCATGATCGAACGGCAAGTCTTTGAACCATTGTGGTAATCGTAACTCGTCTACTGGATAGGCAACACTAGTGTATCCAAGAGGATTCTGTTTTAGCTTACAAACAATAACTTTAGCACCATCGGTAATCGACATTGAGTATTTGTCGTTAAACATACGCTTTAAGGTATTCCAATTAATACTAGCACGGACATGTCCAGGCATATTAGCTTTACCGGCTTTTACTTCTTTAGCTTGATATTCTGTAATCTTGTTAGCACGTTTAGGTGAACCTTTCTCCCAACCTGGTCTGCTTTTGAATCTCAATCTAAATTCGCTGATATGTGCTAGTACATCATCTTCGGTGGCTCCTGTCAAGACTTTTTCAAGTACATCACTTAAAAAGTTCTGAATGAATTCCGGCGTATCACTGCGCTTCAAATCCAAGCCCATGGCCTTGATCTTACCAGGTTTACCATCCACGTCTGCCCGTTTGCCCTCCTTGTCATAATACAAGACAGCATAGCGTTTCTTAGTAATGAACAGACTCTTACTGCCAACGATCTCACGACCTGCTTTGATAACTTCACCACGGGTCTTTGGACAGTGGAACGCATCTAACATAAACTGTGGGAATGTGGTATTGACTTCTTCACCAATTTGGTCATACAACTGTATAACACTTTCTTTAGTCCAGGGTACATGTCCTGCGGCAATTTCTTTTTCTAATGTTTTATACGCACTAAAGTAACAAGAGTCAGTATCACCATAGATAATAGCTTTGCCTGTGTGATTGTATTCGCCTGCGATAATTTCATTTACCTTACTTGCCATATGGTGTGCGATAGCACGTCCAGTAAGAGTGGTAGATTGACCGATGCGTTTATCAAAAAAGCGACACCCAGGATTAAGAATGGCACCGTACAGCGAGTTAAGATTAATCTTTTTAACCAATTGTCGCTTGTCCCAGTATTCCTCTTCAATTTTATTACCAGCATTGATTGCCTCCTTTAGTTTAGCTTGCATTTCTTTTCGCTCGCTATACCACCGTTTCAACAATCCGGGAATAATACCTTCATTTTCATAAGTGAAAATAGTACCGTTGGCACTAAGCATCCAAGGTTGGTTGCTTTCGTAAATTAATCTATATACTTCTGCGGCACTTAGCACATCGCTATCGCCATTTTCCCAGTCGATGGTAATATCAGCGCCAATTTCTTGACCCATTACTGCAGTATACTCTACACTGCCGAACATACCTTCCCATGCCGCGGCAAATGATTTTCCTTTGGCAGTTTGATTATCGATATATTCTTGTGTTTTAGTTTGTCGTAGTTGCCCAATAATAGTTTCAGGACCCATATTAAGTGCTCTAATGGCACTTGGATATAACGAATTAATGTCTAACGAGCCAACCCAGTCCTGGATGCCTTCTTTAGGATATGCAACGTAAGCACCAGCGGCCCCTTCGTTGTCTTCACGTTCGTCCATTTTAGTTCTATTGGGAACTTGAAATCCTCTGCGATGGCATTCATTAATGATAGCCTGTTCAGTTACCGCTACCGCACCCATTGTAGTCTGTAGCAACACAGTACATTCGTGTGCTAGTGTGTTGGCAAGATCCATGAACTTGAGCTTTTTATCAAGATCATCTAGTAGTTGGCAGTCATTAATATTATATTCTACAAATGTACGGAAGTCATTGTTGTATAGCTGATCCAATGTGCCTTCGTATTGTGTTTTACGCTGACCTAATTCGTATTCTGCGATTGCATCCAATCGATACGTATGACGTTCTTCATACGTATACTTACGATACAGTTCAAGACTATCTAAGTGTACACGACCAATGAAGTCATAGGTTACTGCTTGACGTCCGTATTTTTCATATTCTCTGCGTTTAGGAAATTGATTAAACAAACAGAATCTACGTGTATCTTCTTTTGACAGTGCCTTAGTAACACGGTTAACAGTGTAAGGAATATCAAAGCCTTCTGAGTTCCACCCACTTAGTATGTCGGCGTCTTTAATTAAATCTAAAAATACATCTAGCATTTCTGCTTCAGATGCGTACAACATGACATTGTCAAAGTCTTTGACAGCTTCCTTGGCTTGTTCCATGGTCATGGTCTTTGGAGGAATTGCCAAACAGATCATAGTGTCCATCCACTGTAGCTTGACTGCTATAGCAGTGATAGGCATGAACGCATCGTCCGGACTAGCATAGCCACGTTCTGGGTCAAAGTCGACCTCAATGTCGAAGAACGCTACATTTAGTTTTGGTGCGTCTTGATTAAGATAGTTTTCACTTAGGCAAACAAAGATTGGATTAATATCTGCTTCGAATAATTTCTTGCCACTATTAATAGCTTGTTCTTTTCGAAACTCTTTTGTGTTTTTACATACAACACGGCTTACGGGATCGCCGTAAATGCTTTGGAATTTGCCCCTTGGGTCTTGATAGTAGAACGTGTGCTTAACAGGAATATCTCTGAATTCACGTTCACCTTTCTTATTACGTTCAACCACTTTGATGATATCATTCTCGCGGTCAAACCATGCGTCTACGTAGCTCATTTAATCTCCATATGTCATTTAGGGCTGACAAACACCAACGTTGCGGTTTATGGCCCGCCTGCCATCTATAGTATACTGCTTTTAGATACGTTTTGTAATATCCAAAATTGCTTCAATCTCAGCCCAATCTTCATTGTGTGAACTCCAATCGCCCTTGTGAGCAATCTTAATAGCACGATTAATAACGCTGGGTTTGATCTGTAATTCTTCTGCTACTGCCTTGACTGTTTCTTTTAAGCCTTCTGTAAGATCTTCAACTTCACGTAGTACCGTACTACCTTCCGAAATCAATCGCTCTAGTTTTGCCTTTTCTTCTGCGCCATAATTACGTCCTGACATGTGATATCTCCTTGTATAAGCCTATTATACTTTACTTATCTTGTAATAGCAACCACTTAGAAATTTTAGAGGTGAAAATGGCAGAACGAATCTGCCATTTTAACTAATTGATTACTTTAGTTTTTCTTGAGCAGCCGCTAGTCCTTTTTGGATTTCTGGATTTTTAGAAGTGCTTAGATCTTTAATTAATGCTTCAATTTGAGCTTTTAGTGCTGCCATCTCAGCATCGTCGGCTGCTGATGTATCTGGAGGATTTGTTTGTCCACCTTGACCACCGCCTTCTGGAGGTTTAACTGGAACATTAGGTCTAACTGGGGTATTAGGAGTAACTGGAGTATTAGGGGTAACTGGGTCATTGCCACCAAGTTTGCCCGAAGCATAACCGCCTGCTAGTCCAAGCCCAGTCAATCCAGCTGCAGTTTTTAGTGGATTATTTTTTATCGCTTTAACACCTTGGCCGGCACGATAAGCGCCTCTTGCTAGCGCAGGCTGAGCGGCAAGTTGCTTTTGAAATATTTTAGTACCTTGACCAACTACTTGCGGATTACCTGCTCTAGTTAACGCTCCGGTAGCAACTTTTGCTCCTGATGCGCCTGTTTTAAACGCATTTAAAGCGCCTTTAGCAATGCTATCCCAAATGCCTTCTTCTAAACCTTCACTTAACCCTGCTGCCTGAGGATCAAATTTTTGCCCCGTGGGTTGTAATGAGTTATTATCTAAAATTTCCATAGATGGATATGCTAAGATTGGTCCTGTATCTGGTTTAACAACTATGAATTGCTGACCTGCCTTTTCATGTCCTGGAGGAAATTCCATAAATTCGCCCCCTGCCCTAACAACCATATCGGCCATTTGTTGTTCTTCTGGAGTTGGAGCATCTGGTTTGGCAGCTGGATTAGCGTCAGCAACCGGCGCTACATCATCTTCTTCATTAATTCTATCTAACTTTTGTTGTAATTCTCTCATTGTTTCTGCTAGTGATTTTTGTGGCATAGTAGTCTCTTGAATTTTTAAACGCTGCATGGCGGCTTGTGTTTCTGTACCCATACGTCCGTCGGCACCGTACTTAGGTAATGCGTTTGGATCTTTGGCAAGGATACGTTGTTGTAATTCCTTGACTTTTGGATCAACTGGTCCTGCGCCCGGCGGTGGAGTTGGTTGGCCACTTTGAGCGGCAGGTTTACCTGTTTTTGGATCTACCTTATTCTCTGGATTGTCATACTTGTCAGTAGCACCCGACAGTTCACGACCAGCTTGCCAAGCACCTAGACCAAGAGCTGGGATCCACCCTACACCTGGTACTAATGAAAACGCACCCGACAATCCGTTTAATGCAGCACCGAGGTAGTCTCCCTTTTTATAGCTGTCGTAAGCACCTTGTGCGCCTAGTACTGCGCCAACGCCCGGTGCAGCTCTGCCAAGTACTTTAGTAGCGGCAGCGCCAAATCCTTCGTCAGTGTGTTCTTCACGTACTTCATAGCCAAATGATTCAACTAGGCTCTGAGCAATACCGCTTTTGTAGTTGATACTTTCCTTGACCTTGTTCTTTGGTAAGTTTGGATTTGAACCAGCAATATACGGATTACCTTCACTATCGGTGGATGCTACATTGCCGTTGGTGTCAGTAGTCATTTTACTACCGTCACCCATATCTCGTGTAGTCGGGCCTGCTGGCTTGCCACCTTGCCCACGTTTAGCTCTTAATGCGTTGTACTTTTCAATTAATTCTAATAATTTCTTTAGCTTTTCCATCAAGGCAGCATCGGCATCAGCAGTTTCTTTGTACTGCTTCCAGTTGACACCTTCTGGGAAATCAATGTACTTGCCGTCTGCTGTAATTACACCGTCAACACTGGCTGGATTCCAACCTGAACGATTTAATGTGTCGCCGTTCCATACAGTAATACGAGAACCGGTCATTGGGCCTTCACCGCCTTGATTGCCGCCTTCCCAGTAAAATGTTCCGTCAGGTGCCAGCATCAACGGCATCTTATTACCCAAATTGCCTTTGTGAAAGTGTGTGGGTTTAAATTCTGTAGGAGCAGTTGCTTCATTAACATACGTGCCGGCTTGAATTGCTTCTAATTTGTTAACTAATGATCGGTAGTCCATTTCAATCTTCCTTGATATTCTATTTATTTCTTAGGTACACAATTGGGGACAGTTTTGCCGCCCTTTTTCTTCATGCCTACTTGCTTGTAATCTTTCCAGCAAGGATCGTTATCCTCGCCAATATTCTTATCTATGCCACGACTGGCAATGCCGCCACGCTTGCGTTTTGCCGCAAGTTCTTCTATGCCGTGGCGGATTTGTTCTATGTTTTGTTCAAGACCCATAAACATTCCGCCTTGGGCTTTTTTAACAATTTCTTCCCACGCTACCAGGCTATCACTATCTGCTAGTTGTGCTAGTTCTTTCAACTGGGCACGGGCTGACATAATACGGCCTTTAAGGCTCATAGGATTAGCTTTTTCGTGACCGTATATAGTTGGATCGTTTGGATCACCAGTCATGTCGATTGGAGTTTCTTGTAAATCGCCGATGCTTTGTTTGTAAGCAATAGCGGCATCAATCTCTTCTAGACTTAGTTTTGGAGCAAACCCTTTGTATGTTCCAGCTTTTAATCCTTGCAACACAGTCATTTTTAAATTAGATCCACGCGGACCTGTTGGAGCAGGGGCTGCCTCAGGGGCTGCCTCAGGGGCGATTGGTTGCCCAGTTAGTCGATTGATCCCCGGCGGAGTTTCTTGTCCAGGTACTACCCGCTCATTAAGTCTACTTTCTCTCATCATAACACGATCAGCAATAGTTTGTGCGTACTGATTAATCAGTTGACGCTTGTGTGCTTGTGCTTCTACAGCTTCTTCATCAAGTTCTTGAAGATAGCCTTTCAGCAATGATTCTGTTCTAATTAGGGGAGGTGTTTCTTTAGGTGTAGCATAATGTTGCATTGCCATTTGTACAGGCAACGCAACTTTATGTGGATTAGCACCTTCAGTAACGACTGAAAGAAATTTCTTCATGTCGTTTGCGCCTTCTACAGGCTTTGTAGATACTCCATCCAACGCCTGTAGTATGCGCTTCATGTCCATTGGATTACCCCAATAGACGCTTTGTTAACGCACGTAATTGATCAACTTCGCTTGATTCTTTAACAATAACATTTTCGTTAAGATTTAAACGACCAGTTAGTTCACGCATACGAGCTAATTCAGAACTTTCTTTAACTGTTTCTTTCTTATCAGCAACTGCTTTCTTCATTGGCTCTTTTTTGTCACCATCTTTGTCCATGTCTAAGAAGTCAGGCTTTTTACCTTTCTTAGCTTCGGCAACTGCTTGAGCAACATATGATTCAGTTTTCTTTTCTTTCTTAGCAAAAGGATTAACACCTTTCTTTGGACCTGCTTTCTTATCAGCAACTGCTTTCTTCATTGGCTCTTTTTTGTCACCATCTTTGTCCATGTCTAAGAAGTCAGGCTTTTTACCTTTACCTTCGTAAACGCCTTGACCATAAGTTTCGTCAACTTCTTTTTCTTTCTTAGCATTAGGATCAACTTTCTTGCCATCTTTAACACGAGTTACTGTGCCTGGATTTTTCTTTTCGTAGTCTTTAGAATCTTTAGCGGCAGCTTTGTCAGCAGCCTTGTCAGCGGCTTTGTCAGCGGCTGAGCGTGACTTAGCTTGGCTCTTTGGTTCTGTATGTGGCTCGTCAGTGAAACGATTTGGATTGTGAGTATGGCGTGTTACCCCTTTTGATGGACGAGTAATTTCACCGCCTGTTGAAGATAATTCTTCTTCAACTTCTTTTGATGGAGTATATGTACCCTTAACTTCGCCTGTACCAAAATTTGTACTGCCACCTGGGTATTCTGCGGTTAACTCATCTAATTCTTGATTGTCTGGAATACCATTATGATTCTTATCTAGACGCTTGTGTGCTGCATGAGTAGCTTTGGTTAAACGCTTATATTTTTCAACTTTCTTTTCAACATGATCAGGAACAGGCATGCCCATAGTAAGTCTCTTACCAGTACCACCACATTCTGTACATTGCTCTTCTTTGCCGCCACCGATCATTCTAGTTTCTTCAACTTTAGATTTTTTAGCTTGTTTTACTTTAAGCTCTTTGATCTTTGCTTTAGCTTCCATTAACTTGTTCTTAAGAGCAACTTTTTGCCCTTCAGAAAGAACATCACTGTTATCTAGCTTATGACCGTATTCGCTGAACTCCATCTCGTATTCAAGATAGTGATATACTGAAGCAATATAATCAGCGGCTTTAGTAATCTTAGCTTGTACCCAACCTTCTAGTTGAGCGTTGTCTTCTAGCTTTTTAAATAGCTTGAAACTGTAGTTAGCTAGTTTGTACAAATCAGCTTTGGCCATTGCGCCTTCTTCGTCTGTTTGTCCTGGCTCTAAGCCCACGACTTGCCCGCTCATTTCTGGTTGTGTTGGTTCCATTTCTGGGCTCATTTGATCTAATTCTGGCATGGTATGTAACTCCGTTATCTTTATGTATTTAGCGTCTTTTAACTACTGCGGCCTTCTTTGCCGGGCCACCAAATAGGCTGCTTCCTTTAATATCTAAACCGTTTTTAGCAGTTCCGTCTTTGTTTCTAGGTTGTACAACCTTAGGTTGCGGGGGTGCTTTTGTACCACTATGCCCAGGTCTACCGATATAACTCTTCTTTCCACGTGCTTTTCCCGGACTAATATGTGGTGCATCCACGGTACCTATACTAGCAGAACTAGTTGCTCCGGCAGTTGCTGATTCGTTAGTCGGTGCCCACCATTTACCGGGTCCAAATTCTTTGTCAGCACTATCTTTTTGCATACTAAAACTACGACCGCTTGTACTGTATTTTGCCTTAGCCCACTTTCCACTTTTAGTTTTTTTAACTCCGTACATGGCAGCTGTGTCTTCTTGTCCAGGTTGTACACTGTAAAAGTAGTAACCTTTTAATACAGGCTTATCTTCCGGTGCTTGGTAACGTTGTTGTGGCTCTTTATCCCACCCTTCGTCATTTGCACCACCATCATCTTGATATGCTTGTGATTGATGCTTGCCCATGCCGCTTACGCTAGAACGATAGTCTCGATCATAAGCACTTGGACTGCCTGGTCGACGATAATGACCGTCGGTTAAAAGTTCACGTATTTTCATATGCCGTATTGATTCCGTTTAGGGTTGGCAACAGTACTTTTTGTATTTGTACCCTCAACTTCTTCACTATTTTTTGAAGTTAGTGTTTTGCCTTTCAATCCCATATTTTTTTTGCTTTTATTAATAATCTCTTCTTCAGCGTCAGTGTAAGCGAAAGTTGCCAATTGATTAGCAGTATGACTTTTTTGATCCATTGGGTGTAGATCGTCCGGACTACCGGCCATGTTTACACCAAATCTATACATATCGTAATACCAACCAGGTAGTTCTGGGTAAGTGGTCATATTTTTAATTGCTGACTTATGATGAGAATGAAGTTTGCCAGTTTTGCCCTTTCTCCCGCCGTTGCCGCCGGTATCTCCAGTATCTTCGTTAAACAGTTCTCTTAAATTCATTTGACTGGTTTCTCCCCAGTCATGTAGGGCAAGCTGAACCATAGTTTAAACCACTCGGGAGTTCCGGGTTTAATATTATGCTTTTTCATTAACTCGCCTTTAGCATTACCAGTTACACTAATATTACTACCTTGATTGGCACGATATTCGTGTAATCTTGCTTCACCGCCAAGACCGCCTAATCCCGCTAATGCTTTTAATTCGTGTATAGGATCATCGGGAGCAAGGTAGCAATCTTCATTGCTATCCTGATTTAAATTTTCTGCGGTGATCCTATACTGTTTCATTTTAAACTTGCTCTCAACATCCAACTGTGTTTCTTATGTGCGTCCTGTCGATCAGCTAAGAAATTACTTAGTCCGTGATCACCGTTTTGCTCAGCCATATCAAATGTAATACGAAATATATTAGCCATACGTTCGCTATCTTCTAACAGTTCACCTAGCATCTCACTCCATTCCGGTACAGAATTTTCATCTTTAACTTGTGTGAGCATACTAAATTTGCTATAGCTGGCAGGCGCATACACTTGTAATGCTCGTAGTTCTTCAGCAAACTGATCAATAGCACTGTACACTTCGTCGTAAATTCTTTCGAATAACAAATGATGTTGATAAAATAAAGGACCTTCGGTATTCCAGTGAAAGTTCTGTGCTTTTAAAGCAAACGCATATTCACTTGCGAATGCTGTTTTTAATGCTAAATGATATTTCTCGTCCACTTTAAACTCCGTATTGATTCTTTTTACGTTTTGCCACTGAACTAGTCTTATTTACAGTTGGTAACTCTTGACTACGCTTTCCTGACCAGTTTTCAATCTTACCACCACCTACTAGTAAAGAAGCTTTCTTAACCATTTCAAGTTCTTCGGGTGTATATGTTGATAGTAGAGGATCTCCGCCTAACCATGTATCACCGGCCATCTTTGTAGGATAGTCAGGGGCGCCAGCAAGGGCAATACCCATCCTGTAGTTCAAATAAGACGATCCTGTACTTGAGTTTTGATCAGGCATTGTTATCATATTTTTCATTGATGCTTTATATTCTTTATCTAAGGGTGTTGTTTTACCCTTCATTTTATTACCTTGACCGTTTTTAGCTTCATTAATAGCACGTTCCATTTCACGAACTTGCTCGGCTAGGCGGCGCTCTTTTAACTTGGCGGCAATCGGCGCCGGAATATCTTTGTCTATTTTATCTATTGATGGCATAGCTGGTTTTATCTCTTGTGGTGTATTTACCGGTTCTGTAGATACAGGAAGTTCAGCTGGCTCTTCCGCCGCCGGTTTAATTCTCATAAACTTTCTAGCAGTATCCATGAGTTTTTTAATCCACGGCACTCCTAATTTCTTAACATCAAATGCCTGAGTCCAAAATTTCAATGCTTTTTCGTCTGGTAATGATAATGCTTTTCGAGCTTGCGTAAAACTAATGCCAGTACCGCCTTTGTCCGGATCGCGTTCTGTTTGAATAGTTTCAAACGTGACATCGTTATGACTACCTGGATAGCGCGGATCCTTCATGCGCTTGGCTAGCACATCCATCCATTTTTTCATGCCGGCGTATCGATCTTCACCAACCATTAGTATAATATGATTATACGGACTATCTGGAGGTAATACTAATTCTTTTTCTAATTTCTTTATAGGACTTCCACCATCCTGCCATATTTGAAACATATCAGCACGTTCTGGATACAATTTTTGCCAAGTTGCTAATTTCATTTCTGGCGGAATCGGATCATCTGGTCCCACTGTAGGGCTAATATAAACAAACGCATCTCCGTCTAATTCATCAGCTTTATCTAACACTAAGTTAACTAACTGCTCGTGACCTTTATGGCCTACAAAGCTACCTGCTGTTACTATTGCTGTCCTTGTGCGGGTAGCACCTCCGGCAGCTTTTCTTGCTTCTCTAGCCGCTGCAATAGCATCTTGTTTGTTAGAAACTACTTGGCGTTGTTCTGCGCTAGTAACTTTAATTGGCCCGAGGCGAGTATTAAGAACAATACCTTCGTAATCCTTGCCTAGCATGTCTTTACCAATAATATTAGGATCTGAAATAATTGCTTTCTCTAAAGCTACTGCTACTGGTTGAAGTGCAGCAGCCACTTGACGTTTGCGATCATTAATGCCTTTTTCTTTACTGGTCAACATAGTTTTAAGTTCTTCTATGTTTTCTAACGGAGGTACAATTCCAGTAACATCTAATGCGCCATTTTGTGTTAGCGCATTATTAATAAACATCACACTGCCTTGCTGTCCCAGTTCAGTTAACGATTTAACAACTTGCCTAGAATTTTTAATGTCGTCTCCACTAGTGGCATCAGATATATGAAACGGTACTAGTGCCAGTTCTACACCTTGCGGAAGTTTGTCATAATGAATACCAACAAATTTTAATTGGCCTTCTGGTGTTTCTGTCGCAAATGGTAGGAACAATACTTCGCAAGTGACTTGTTTGTTAACTAAAAATTCTGGACCTAACTTGTCATCTACAAGTTCAACAGCTTTCATCATTTCTTCAAACAACTTGTCAAACAACTGAGCACGACCGAGTATCTCTGGATCAGTAGTTCCTTTTTCTTGATGATACTTGGCAAAGTTTGCTTCGTATCTAGGCGGAGTGCGACTAGTGCCCATAAAAGGTTTGCCGTCGGCATTTTTACCAAACCGTCCACCAAAGCCGTCTACCTTGACGTTCAACGGAATGTTTTGTATTTTAAAGTTTCCATTACCGTCGTGTATTTCGTCTAGCAAATCTAACAAGTCTGCTGGAGGTAAATTACGTAAGTGCGGCATACCTTTTCTAAGTTTGGCAGCAACTTCAGCTTCTGCTAAAGGTTGTTTTGCTGTATTTTTATTAAGAAAATCTTGTTCGTAATTTTTACTCATTTCTACAGCACGGTCACGAAGCTCGCCGACAGTTTCATTTGGCAACCCTATATTTTCTAGCATGTAGTCAACTGCGGCAAATTTAATTTTTCTATCTCGTGCTGGGTCATTCTTGGTAATCATTTGACTACCTTTTTCAAACAAGATATCTAAGAAACGATTAACGACCTCAGTTTTTTGTGTGTCATCATAATTTTTAGCAAGTAGCCCAACAGTACCGACAAAACTGTCTTGTGCGTTGCGCTCTTGCTTAGATGGTTTGTGACCAAAGAATGCTTCAAAGTGCGAACCAATTGATTGATCGTAGTGTCTGTCTTTTGGCTCTAGCAACTGCATAACAGGAATGCCATCCTGTACCATTGCTTCACCAGTTGCCGGATCCATATAGGGAACATACTTACGACTTAGGCCACCACCTTGACCGCCAGACACTGCAAAGCTATAGTCGGCATCGGTAACCGGTTCTGGACTAATCTTTGTACTTTTCTTAAGTACGCGAGCAACGTATTTGGTACTAGTTTGTGCATAAGGCATCGCACGATTGAGGTACTTGTGAAAAACACCTTTAATATTTTGTTGGATGTCATCCCAGTGCGAGCTATGACTATAGGCATACCATTCGTCTGGTTGTTCAGTAGCCGGATCGTACTTGCCAAATTCAAAATCAATTTGTAATTTAACTGGTAACTTTTCTAAGTTAACTTCCCACATACTTGAGTATTGATTGTTGCCTGGTTTAAATCCGACAAATGTCGCCGGGCCGATTTGTTTTCCGATTACACCTGTTAAAAATTCTTTGACGCTGGGATCTAGTTCAACAGGAGCTTGTGTGTCAATATCACCGACTTTAGGTTTTAATTTTACAAATTGATCATCTGTAATCTTTTTATCAAAGAAATGAAAGCTACTTCCGCTGAGATAAGACCCACTAGCGAATGCAGCTTCCGGCCATATTGGTTTGCCATATTGTTGTGAAAATGCGTTATTGATATTGATCATCAAATCATTTAATACATTTAACACAGCAGTTCTGTTATGAACTTCTAAGTCTAAATCTTCTGCTTGATGTACGCCTGGTGTACCTTGCCAGCCAGCTGAGATCTTACCAGCTTCATCGTGGCTGGCTAGATTGCCACCCTCAGACAGTATTAGAAGTTTTCTAGTATTAACGAATAGTTCACGTAATAACATTAATAATCCTTATACTTCCCGTCACTGTGATGTTTTTTAAAATCTTCTAGCATTTTTTTACAAACTGCTTTACAAGTTTTATCTTCTAATGATTCTGGTAATTCTTTAATAGGATACTCTTCAACATACTGTTTATAGCATTCGTTAACTGCTGATTTAAACATCATCGGATCAATTTTTTCTTTTGCTTTAACGTGTTTAATACATTTAGTAATCAACGGGTAGACATGACGACGGTACATGTCATCATCATGATTCATAAAAAATGTCAGGTCTTCAACAAGATCGAAGTCAATTTTAGTGCCGTCAAGATCTTTCTTGACAAACTCTAATTCTTTAACATCTTTGCCTTCTAATAGTTCATTAATGCGCATTTTTAGCCCGTTATGTTTAGTCGCAACAATACTTTGCGGATATACTATTTATCGCAAACGCCTTTTTAGAAAATAGCTTTGATTTGGCAGTTAGGCCTTAACAACCCGTTCTATTTTGTTAATAGAACCGCCTAAATGCATTTTTGTCATGAGTAATACGTTATCACCGGTTAGATAAAAGTGTGTACCACCCCAACTGCGATCTTTTAGCAGATCTCTTTTACAACTCTTAGTTAGCTTTAACTTTGAAGTATTTTCGGCCCACTCAACAAATGCGCTGTGGTTTTGTATAGTCTTACCTAGGGTGATCCTAAATTCGTACGGAATTTTAGGCATTATTACAGTATCTTTAACTAGATTACTACCGTCAATCGGAATGCTTATATACTTTACTTTATCTTTGTCGATCTTAATTAAACTATCAACATCTGATTTTAAATTTGTATATACTGAAATGTATGGAGATTCTACACGTACTTCAATATTTTTTAATTTGTTAATCTGATGTTGTAGCTTAAATGCGTAATCTAATTGTTCTTGAGTCTTTGGTTGCGGTTGATACATTGACCGATATGTATCTTTGCTAGTAAGAGTGGTCTTTTTCAACTGTTCTAGCGTTGACTCCATGTCTCCACTTCTAAATGCCGACGCTATCGAGCATACCAGAACTATTTTGTACTGGTATGTCCCTTTGAACAAACTTTTTGTTGTTTTAGTTAGCATTTTCCAACATGCTGCCTGTAGTAAGCAACGGCACCTTGACTACTTTTGGTTTAGCAACTAGTAAGATCTTATCGTTCTCAATAGTAATAGTTAACCAACCGCCACCTTTTAATTCGCCAAACAACATCATACGAGCAAGGTCACGTTTAATTTCCTTATCAATAACACGTTGTAGTGGACGAGCACCCATCTTAGCATCAAACCCTTTGTCGATCAGCCAGTTAACAGCTTCCTTATCAATTTTAATACGAATAGCTTTATCTTTAACTTGATCTTTCAAAGCGTCAATAAACTTCATAACTACTTTAGTCATTGTTTCTTTGCCTAACTTATTAAAGGTAATGACACCGTCTAATCGATTTCGGAATTCAGGAGTAAAGAATTTCTTTAAGTCTTTATCACTATAGTCTTTTTCTTGAGTGCCAAAGCCAATAACATTCTTTTCAGCATCTTGTGAGCCAGCATTTGTAGTAAGAATAAGAATTAAGTTACGGCAATCGGCTTGCTTGCCATTTGATCCTGTGATAAAGCCATTATCCATCATTTGTAACAGTACGGTACTTACGTCCGGGTGTGACTTTTCAACTTCGTCAAACAATAACACAGCATTTGGATTCTCTTGAATCTGCGTGATCAATAGTCCGGCGTTTTCTTCAAAGCCAACATAGCCCGGTGGACTGCCGATAAGTTTACTGATGCTATGCTTCTCTTGATATTCACTCATGTCAAATCGTAGTAGCTTAACGCCCAAGTGCTTACTCAGCGCCTTGGCAGTTTCGGTCTTACCGCAACCTGTAGGCCCCATGAACACAAATGACCCGATAGGTTTATTATCTGATTTTAAGCCTGCCTGTGCTACAACAATCTTATCAACTACTTCAGTTAGGGCAAGATCTTGACCGTATACTTCTTCACCGAGCTTATCTTGTAGTGTTGCAAGTGTTTGGCTTTCAGTTTCCATAACTTGTTCTTCGGGCAAGTTAATAATCTTGCTTAACTCATGTTGGATTTCACGTTCGGTAACATTACGATCGTCTGCTAATTTTAAATTAAAACGTGAACACGCTAAGTCGATCAAATCAATTGCTTTATCTGGAAGCTTCTTATCTGTTTGATACTTAACGGATAGTTTGATTGCCGCTTGTAACGCATCGTCTTTAATCTTAACTTTATGGAATTCTTCGTAGTATTTCTTAATGCCTTTAAGAATTTGTAAAGTTACTTCCTGTGTAGGCTCGTCAACAGTAATGCGTTGGAAACGACGCATGAGCGCACGGTCCTTTTCAAAGTGTTTGCGATACTCTTCCCAGGTAGTCGATGCCACAACTTTAATGTTGCCTTTGCTTAGAGCCGGTTTCATCATGTTAGCGAGATCGTTAGCACTATTACCTGCGGATCCTGCGCCAGAGATCATGTGTGCCTCGTCGATGAACAGCACCGTCTTACCTTTCTTAGTAAGGGCTTTCAGCACTTGTTTGAAACGCTCTTCAAAATCGCCTCGATACTTACTGCCTGCTAGCATAGCACTAATATCTAGATTATAAACTGTATAGTCTTTTAGGAAATCAGGAACAGCACCCTTAACGATATTAAACGCAAGACCTTCTGCTATGGCAGTTTTTCCTACGCCGGGATCTCCAACTAAGATTACATTGTTTTTACTACGTCGCCCCATTGCTAAGGCAATATTTTCTAATTCGTCGATTCGACCAATGACCGGGTCAATCTTATTTTTCTTAACAGCATCGTTTAAGTTTGTAGTAAATGATGATAATGCCCTGCTACTAGAGTTATCTTGTTCTTCTACTTCTTCTTGCTCAACCGAATTGTTAATATAGTCGGCAAATTTATCTTTATCAATATTTGCTTGAGCAATATAAAAGTGCGCCCAACTACGTTTTTCACCAACCATAGCAAGGAATACATCAGTGGGCTCAATGCGTTGACGACCGTTGAATAACACTTGTGTAAAAGCACGGTTAAGCACACGCTCAACTGATTGTGTTTTCTTTGGCTTGACTACTACATCCTGAACAGTAATTTCGGCACATTTATGCTGAAGATACTCACCAAGATTCTTTCTCAGATGCTCGGCATCGGCACCGTATCCTTGAATAGTGTTAGTAAACGACTCCTCTAATAACATAGCAAACAATAGATGCTCTATAGTTAGATATTCGTGGTGTAATTTTTTAGCAGTATCAATTGCTTTTTCAAATACTACTTGTAAATTGTCGCTTGGTTCAACCATTTAATTTCCTTTGTTTTTTCCGTGCCATTTGTAATTTTAAATCACTTACATATTCTGTAAATGTAATTCCATCTAAATGATCCAATTCGTGTTGGAAACATCTAGAGTCAACGCCATCAAGTTCTATTATACATTGTTTGCCTGTGTTGTCAAGATAAGCGGCAGTAATTTTATTATGTCTTTTAACTTTAAGCCATAAATTAGGAAAACTTAAACATCCTTCTTGATCATCTTTTAGATCGTTGTCGCCGACCATAATCCATGGATTAAAACAACCGATTTCTCGACCGTCTACTAGTTTCATAACAAACACTCTGCGCAATAGTCCGACTTGATTACCAGCTAGCCCAATACCTCGATTAGCCTTCATTATTACTAACATGTCTTGTTCAACGACTGCAGCATTAATATGATTTTTAAAATCCCAACTTTCAGATTTTTGTTTAAGTATGGGATCAGGCTCGTGAATTAATTTCATCATTGAGTTGCTTCAACCTTGTTACTAAATCTGGATCAGTCACTGCTGGTGCCTTAATATTTACTACAATTACAAATCTTCCTTTATATCCGGAATGGGGATTAGTAAATCCTTGTCCTGCGCTGGCAAATTCTGCTCCAACATTTATTCCAGGTCGTAGGTCAATTGGCATAGTATTTCCAGTAATTGACGTAGCAACTTTTTGACATCCTACCATTGCTTCGATTGGTGTAATGTCTATGCTTGTATATAGGTCATCACCTCGGCGCTCAAATTTGCCAGACGGGTCACCTAACACAATAATAGTTACGTTTAAATGGCCACGGGGAGTATTAGGAAAACTATCGTCACCTAATCCTTGGTATCTAATAGTTTCGCCATGGTGAATGCCAGGCGGCACATTAATGACTACAGTTTGAGGTTTACCGCTAGGTAGTCTATAGTTAGCTTCTAACTGTTTGCCTAAGTAAGAATCTAGCAAGCTGATTTGGCACTGAATATTTAAATCTCTATTTCGACGTTGATTTCCACCTCGCATATGACCAAATATATCACCGAACGGATTGCCGCCCTGACCAAACATATCACCGAACGGATCTCCTGATGTAAATCGCACTTGCGGTCCACCGCCGTACATACGTTGTTGATCGTATTCAGCTTTCTTCTGAGCGTTGCTTAAGATATCATAGGCAACACTGATATCTTTGAATCGGGCTTGGTCACCACCTTTGTCTGGATGATGTTTGTTAGCCAAGGTTCGATATGCTTTTTTAATTTCGTCTGGGCTAGCATTTTCGCCAACACCTAGTGTTTGGTAATAATCTGTCATAGTCGTAAAAAAGGCTCCATTGATAGTACTAATTATACTATCTTAAACGGAGCCTGTCAAGAGTTTGGCTTATTTCTTCTTAGCCGGTGCTTTTGGTTTTGCCGGTGCGTTTTCAGGAACTTTTTCGCCTTCGAATTTCTTATGCTTTTTAACTGCTTTCTTTTCGGCTATTGGCTTCTTAGCTGGTTCTTTTTTATCAGCGGCAATTGCTGTTGTGGCTAACACTGCCGTAATTAATAATGCTAGTAGGTGTTTCATAATATTTTTCCTTATAGTGCTGGTTGGTCAGCTTGTGGCACAACTTTACCAAACTTGCTTGCGGCTGGAGCTGGTGAATTAAAACTGCTGGTTGAGCCGAAGCTTCCTGCCGCAGGTGCGCTAGGTGCTGTAAACCCGCTTGATGGTACGTTGGTTGTTGCATTTCCAAATGCTCCGGGGCTTGCAAAGGCTGTATTAGTGTTGCTACTGGCAAAGGTATTATTAGTACCAAAGCTGGTTGGTGCCTGGTTAGTGTTGTTTACATTAATCATTCCTTGACTGTTTGGTGGCATGTAAGTTGTGCCTGCGCCCTGGCCAAAACTACCTAGACCACCCTGCTCTGCTCCAGCAATTTTTTCTTGTGTGCGACCATACGCGGCAATACCCAACACAGCACCCATGGCCAAGTGGAACAGTCCAGCGCCTTGTAGTGTTAGTGGTTGCCACTGGCTACTGATCTGTCCGTGATTGAGGGCTTGATGTATGCTCCATAATACTGGAAACAACATGAAGTCGCAGGCGCATACCGCCATGTACAACCACCCCATAGCTGGTCGCCATCGTTTGGCCATCCAATCTTCTTTTTGTACTGCTTCTGACATAGTGTTCGCTCCTTTGTCGTTATATGTTTATTTACTTTACTTGTTCAAATATCTTCTTTTGGCTAGTGTACCATTCAATCCACGCATTATATTTTTCTCTAAGCTCATAATATTTGCCAGCATTTTCGTTAGCATTTTCTATAATATCACTTAGTTGAATTTTTTTATTTGTGTCCAGTAGTGTCAGCTTGCCCGCAGGTTCTACTAGCGCAGCCGGAACATCTGGAAATTTAACAGCTACCGGAACAGTAGTACAACCAGTAATCAACGCAACAAGGAAAATTACTAAAAACTTTTTCATTTTTTCACCTCAGTTGGATCAGCTACAGCTTTATTATAGTCAATAATGGCAATTTCTGGAACCTTACATTCAGCATTAATTGCTTCTTTATCTTTTTCAATGATTGTTTTAACAACCTCAACTTTTTTCTCAACTATCTTAACTCGTTCAACGATCTTAGTTTCAATAACTGTATTAACTTGTTTACTTTGTGCTTCTGCTACAGCTACTTTATCTTGCATTTCTTTAATTCGAGCACGGGTATCAGTGCCAGCGTTAAAACTACCTAGTAAGTAGGCAGTAGACACTAGTACAACTACCCCACCAATTTCCGCCGGCAGTTTGTACTGACCCATAAAAGGAATTAAGTTAACTAACTTACTACCAATATATAAGGCAAGACCAACTATAGTAAACAAATAGTAGATCCAAACAACAAAGCTATCCGGTACTAAACTAAACATCCACTGAAATTGTCCCATGACCGATTATCCTTGAAGAACTTGAATTGCGTGTTGGTAATGATTTTGACGATCTTCTAATCCCAATGTACCACCGTTGATACGCTTGGTCATTGTAAGGATGTCGCCGTTATCTGCGTACTGATTTAATCCGTTTGTTTCCCAAAACCAGCAACCTGATTGGATAGCACCTTCAAATGTTCCAAGGAATTCAGGAAGGTCTTCGACTGGTGTTTCAATACTTTCGGCAAACTTAGTATAGTTTTGCTTGCCAGTTAACTGAATAAGTCCACGTCCGCAGTAACGGAATCCGTCACCAGATGCTTCGTCACCATTACCCATGCGTCCACCGTACGCACGGTTAGCAATAGCTTCTTGATTGTGGGCATACTGATTGGCAATTTCCATATTAGGAAATAGTCTTGGCCACACTTTACATAATGTTTCAGCACGATAGTTTAAATTTTCTTTTAGTGCTGTATATCCGCCCGATTCGTGTGCTGTTTGTGCTAGGAAAGCTGCAACACGTGGCACTGTGTTAATGTCGTAATCAGGAAGAATTTTACATAGTGCTTCATGCCAGTGTTCGACATAAGGGTTATTAGGTAAAATTGCCGCTAACTTTTGTACTGTAAAATCAAAATCAAATCCGTCTGCCATCATAGTTTCCTTTTAAGTGCTACGGCCCAGCCGCTGTTTTCAAATATAAATGTATCACCAATTTTGGTAATATTGTAAGGGCCGATATATTTGGACAAAAACATGACTTCGGCCATGCTTGAACTTTCCAACATAATAGGACCTTTTACTGCTGTATAAACTTCTTGTCGTGTACCGCTGGTAACGATATTAAATTTTACTAAATCTCCGTAGCTTTTTTTAAAGCTGATTGATTCATCGAGTAAATGTATTTCTTCAGCATAACTATTTTTAAAAAAGTTACTAAAGTTTTCTAACATGTTTTCTTCAGTAGCAATGTTATAAGACTGTGCGTCAGTCGGTACAGCTATTCCTAAGTTTTCTAGGGTCGCTTCTTGACTTTTAAAACTTTTAAAATATCTAAATCGCATGTTTGGTTCGTCACACAATTTCTTAACACCGTCTAAAATTGTGTTAATTTGACTAGCAACATGTTTAGTACGTTCTAGCTCGACAAATACTCGATATTTGCCATCATCCATTTCACCGGGAGTAATATCTGCGTCAAGCACAAAGTCGTACCCCATTTCGATAAAGTTTTCAAGGTCTTTGGCAGGATCTTCACTATCAACAGTAAATGCTAATACAACAATATCTTCGTCGTCGCCAATTTTACTTTTATAAGAATCAATCTCAAAGACCTTTTTAACAAAGTATCTTAGGTCAGTGGCACGTAAACTTTCTGTAATATGTTTCATAATTATACCGGTGGAGCCGCTGGTGCGCCTGCTGGTGCTGGCATACCGCCTGGAGCAGGTGCTGCACCGCCTGGAGCCATAGGAGCAGGTGCTCCGCCTGGCGCAGGTGTCCCGGCTGTGGGCGCAGTAGCTTCTTGATCTTGATTTTCGTTTTTCATCTTATCCATGTAGCCTTTGTAGATATCAAATGCTACTTTCTTTGGCATTTGGATTTCAACAACCCAAATAGGCTTATGATCTAATTTACCTTTTTTAGTACCTGGACGGATGTCATCTGGTGTTCGTATTTTTCTAGGCTCGATCAAATGACTCTTTTCATAAGATACTTTACATCCCAGGTCTAACAATCTTTTTGCGCCATCTGGATCAGGCATCTTATTCTTTGGCCACATAAAGCTAGCAGTTATCCAATGACGGTCTACGACTGGACCCGATGCTAGTTCACCATCTTCCCAATTGTCGTATACATACAGATCCATTTCGTCAAGCACACGCTCGAAGTCTTTTAACACACTAATGCTAGTGTTGTTTTCGTATAGATCGTCTATGTTGCGGATTACGTCTAAAATATCATGCATGAGAGTTCCTAGAATTCATTATACTTATTTAGCTGGTTTGAAACGATAACATAACAGTTTATTATTCTGTGTATTCGTTAAATAATAGTGTAGGACCTCTGTAGTTATCGAGGCGGTCGCTACAAGTCCTACTTTTACATTACATTAAAGTAGGAGCAACTTAGATGACAAAAAGAGTGAAAAAACGCTTTACATCAGAAGTTAAAGTCATTGACTTTCAACCATACCTTCCTCAAAAGAAGCAACGTGTTAGCCTTCAGGCGCGAAATGCCAACCAGAAGATTTACATACAAAAACTCCAAGACGAACAAAAAAGTATTATATTTGCCATCGGGCCAGCCGGCACAGGCAAAACAATGCTGGCAGTTCAACATGGAATTAAATTGTTTCAAGAAGGTATAGTAGATAAGATCATTGTGACTAGACCCGCCGTTTCCGTAGATGAAGATTTGGGATTTTTACCTGGTACGCTAAATGAAAAAATGGCCCCGTGGACAAGACCAATATTTGACGTACTTGGAGAATATTATAAACAAACAGACATAGCTAAAATGCTAGAGGATGGAACTATTGAAATTAGCCCGCTCGCTTATATGCGAGGACGTACATTTAAAAATGCCTACATTATCGCTGACGAATGTCAGAATACAACAGCTAATCAAATGAAGATGCTACTTACACGCTTAGGTGAAGGATCTAAGATGGTAGTAACAGGAGATTTAGCCCAGGCAGATCGTATGAACGATAATGGACTAATAGAATTTTGTAATTTATTATCGAAGAAACCCGGACTTAAACACATTGACATAGTCCAGTTCGATCATAAAGATATTGAAAGACACGATGCCGTTAAGGAGGTGTTGTCAATATACGGTGATTAAAAAAGGGCCTTCGGGCCCTTTTTGTTTACAAATGACTTAATCTTATCAGTGTTGCAGCTAGATTGATTTCAGCATCGCTAACTAGCGCATGATCTGCTAATCCTGCTTTAATAATAAGGATCGCTTTATCCTGAGTAGGTTCATCACCGAAGATAGTAATATTATCATACAACCAACGATAAATTTCTTCCATTTCTTCTGGACGAGCTTGTGAACATACTAGCTTACGTGCTTCACTAATCTTACCAGCTTTGAACAACGCAACCATTTCAAGTTTATAATCAGCCTGACCACTGTCACCTTTTTCTGGACTGTGTAATTTGCCATCTAAACTGTTCATTTGAACAGTATTGATACATTTACGTAGATCAGGGTATGTAGCTTTAACAAACGTATCAAGTGTGTCTAATTCAAAATCAATTTGTTCTGTAATCAAAATCTCAGCCATTCGAGCAGTAAATTCTGTAATGTCTACTCGTTCAATATGAAAGCCCTGGCAACGACTATGTAACGCAGGTATAATCCTGTTAGGATAGTTACAAGTAAGAATAAATCTAGCAGTAGTATGGTATTCTTCCATCACTCCACGAAGTGCCGCTTGAGCGTTGGGTGACAAATAATCAGCTTCGTCTAGTAGTACTACCTTAAAGTCCCCAAACGGAATCATCTGTACAAAGTTAACAATCTTGTCACGTACATCTTCAACGGAGTTAGTACGGCTTGCGTTAATTTCTAAAATATCGTATTCATTTAGATCAAGTTCATTAAACAAGATTTTAGCTAGAGTAGTTTTACCAATACCTGCGTTACCACTAAACAACAAATGCGGAATTGATTTTTGTTTAATCCATCCTTGTACTTGTTCCTTCTGATGATTATCTCTAAACACATACCCGTCTATAGTTGACGGTCTATATTTTTCAACCCATAGTTCTTTCATTTTTTATCCCTTTCTAATTCTTCTCTTGTTACAAAGTGCGGAGGAGGATTAAAATTCCAACTATCCGCTGTAAAAATACGTACTGGTTTCCAGTATTTGTGTAAAATATTGTTAACGGCTACAACTCCTATAACAACTACAACAAATCCTAGCATTGTTAAAATACTGCCGCCGAGCCACACAGCCGCTTGATCCATATCCATATTATACTACTTCCTCAACAATTCCTAAAAATTCTGCTAAGATTAATAATAGTCCAGCAAAAAATAAATCGCCCTGGATTAAACATCCGCCGGCGCCAATGCGTAATATACTCTTTACAAGGCTAACATAAAAATGTCCCCGGCTTGTGTCTTTAGGTTGAATTTCAATCATATGTACTCCTTACCTGTATTATACAGGTAAGAACAGGGCTAGTCAATAGCCCTGTTACTCAAAGTAATTACGATTTAATAATGCGGACGCATAAAATCTTCTGGGCTATGTGTTGATCCGTGCCCAGGAGTGCTGTGTTCACCAGAATAAAAATCATTTGGTTTTTCGTCGGTACTGGCAAGAATTGCCTTAGTATCAACTCTGCGGATAACAAAGTCATTGCCGTCTTCGCCTCTAACTGTAATCCCGCGAGTCCAACGACCGTGTTCGATTAGGATCCATTCTCCTACTTGTACGTCCTGTTGCTTTGGTCCAATGGCCCAAACTTTACCCCAGCGTGGTTTAATACCTTCGCTTTTGCCGTCATCACTGCGAATAATAATACCACTTGAAGTTTTTTGTTCTTCAAAATTCATATCTGTAATTAAGACATTATCTCGAATTGGGATAAGTTTTCCTTCTACTACATTCATTCGTTACCCTCTGGATCTTGTTGGGCTACATTTTTAGCAACTGGGTCACGTGATACTTGCCTATCGGCTACAGCGCCGGCACCTGTCGGCACTGCAATAGTGTCCTCAACCTTGCGGATAATTTTTCCACCAGGCCCTAGTTCGTCACCGCGAGCATTGACTTTTACATTGCCCACTGCTACTGTCATTTCATTCTGCATAACCAATTTAGTCATGTCGATTTCTTTACCTTGCATTGTGCGGTAAACTGATCGTTGTTGTTCTTTCATTGCCATTTTAATCTCCTTGGATTATACTATTACTTATCTCAGGAATTCCTGCCAGTCTAAATTATATTTGACTGAATCTATTTCATGTACACCTAGCAAAAACAGCACAAAACTGGCTACGCTAGACCCACGTCCTACACCCCAAACTACGTTATTTTCGCTACAAACATCTACAAAGTGCTTGATCCATTGTAGCAAGGGGATCATACCACGTTCTTTGTACGCAATAATTTCTGCCGCAACTCGTGCTCGTTCGGCATCAGTAGTACACCTAGTTAGACAATGTGATTCTACGTCAAATTTTAAGTATTCTTTTGGCATAAACCAATCACTTTGAAGTGCTTGGTCAAAATCATCGATTGAAATTTGATCTAATTGTTCATTGAACCGATTAAACGTAAATCCAGCGGTACGTTCTAACTGCTCAATATCATCAGTATAATCTACCGTAACTTTTTTTAGATTGGTTAGCTTGCCCTGATAGAGGACCTTGAATATGTCTTGTGAATTAAAGATAGGATTACCAAATTGATCTAGGCGCATAGCCTATAGTTTAACTTACATTTATCAATTTGTCAAGATCTTTATTACGAGAATTCATCATTTTTTCGTATTCTCGCAGTCTGCGGTTCGCCATTTCGGCCTTATAAGTATCCAGCATCATAGCAACTTGTTGTTGTAGCTCAAAATTGTATGTGCTGAAATACTTACGAGTTAGATCGTTAATTTTAGATTCAATTTCCGAATCCTTAAATTGACTAAGGTCGCCTGCTAGTGGATGCATAGGTTAAGCAAATACTGCGCCGTTATTGCCAATACAGAACCATTTGGCATTAATGTATTGTAACGTACAAGCAGTACCAACTCCGGTAAATGCTACAGTACCGGCTCCGCCCCAAGCTGGGCTAGTTACAGTTATAGTCATAGTGTTGTTACCAGCATCGAGCATGAACGATTTGACCTGACCATCTCTCCCATCGGCTAATGTAGCTGTTTTAGGTGAGCTATTGGCGGTAAAGTATGATACTGATTTGGCTCGATCAACAACATGTGTTGACACTAACAATTCGCTTCCGGTATAGTAATACGTGCCGACACTAATTGGATATGCCGCACCAATCAATGAAGTGTCAATACTTACTTGAGTAGCGTAAAGAAATAATATCTTTGGGGTATCAGTAGTTACTCTTAGTTCAACATACGCACCGGCTGTTCCGGCTGTTCCGTTGATTGTTACACCTTGTGTATATGCTGTAATTGATGACGGAACAACGGTATCAGCAGTAGTTGAAAAACGTAATGGAGCATTAGCATTCGATGAATGGCTAATATCAAAGTGATATTTTTTGCCCACTGAAAATTCTAAATCAAACTCGTCTCCTGCATCTGTTCTTAACGCTATGCCGTTTAAGAAAAATACATCTTGATTGCCAGCACCGTTGTCATCGACTGTAACTACGTAAGTAACTAAATCTACATTGTTAGACCAAGTTTGCGTTCCTGCGTCATATCTTAGCGCATCACCATTGGCCGGCGACACAATATTAACGTCAGTAACATCATTAAGATTGTTGTTAGCATTAATCCAATTAGCCCCGTCGTATTTTAAAATTTGATTAGCAACTAATCCAGTAGCAGTATCAACGTTAGAAATATCATTAATGTTAGCAATAGTTATGCTAGTAGTTGATAGTGAAGTATTACCCTCAACTGTAAGATTTCCTTTAATTACAACTTCGTTTGTAGTTGTGGTACCTAATATAACATTACCACCTACGTTTAATCGTTTAGCAACGCCTACTCCACCGGCAATTATTACAGCACCAGTTGTTTTAGAAGTTGACTCAGTAGTACCAGCTACTCCTAATTCCAATCCAATGCGAGCACTTTTAGCGATACCAACGCCACCGCTTATTTTAACTGCTCCAGTAGATGGTGAAGTTGATTCAGTTGTTCCGGTTGCGTTTAAAATGCCGCCAACAGTTACATTACCAAACGAAGTAATTAATTCACCTAGCGTAGTGTAGTTACCTAATACTCGCATGAATACGGTGATACCATTATATGTCCATACATCAACTACTGTATGAACTGGATCGGTTACTCCGGGTGTATATCCGGTTAACGTAACAGTTTGATTTATCACACCATTTGCTTGATCAAATACTACACTGCCACCGCTATTTGAAAATTGTACAGTCCATGCGCTAGCCCCATTACTGACTAAATGAATGCGCATACTAGTAAATTGTGCCGGATTAGTTTTCCAATTAGCAAATGTAATTAATGAATTTTGAGATATTTTAAAAACTTGTAGGGCACCAGAGTTTTCATTAACACCGCTGAAATGTATAGTATGCTGACTACCAGTAAATGTAGTTTCGCCCGCATCCGGTACCAAGCCGTTAAAATTACTGTACAATCCGTTCTTAATAGTGCTACCTAACAAATCGTTTGTTACAGTAGCAGTTCCAGCTCCTAGCGTTGCTTTTAGTACTGCTTTTAATTGTAGATCAGACAGGTCTGACTGGGCAGTTTCTAAAGAAGCTTTTATTGCGGCAAAATTTCCACGAAATCCTTCGCTGTCGTTATCCTGGCCAGCAATCGGAAATGCTTCGTTAATTGCGCCATAATTTAAATTGCTCATATTGTTATCCTATCGTTTCTAAATATAAGGTATTTATCCCCTATCTCTTCACCTACTGCATCAATTATATATCGATCAGAGGTGTAGTCTAATAATTTAAAATCAAAGCCACTAAACTTGATGTTTAATATTATGTCATCTGCGGTACCTACTTTACAGTAGCAAAGTGGTACAGCTAACTGAAAATCTAATTCTTGTCGTGCGCCCGGTTGAATACTGCGCATCCATAACGGCAAGTAGTTGCGTTCTAATTCTAACGGTATCTGATTGCCTGAGTTATCTATCCTATAACTTGACTTAATACGATCTCTCCACAAGGAAATGCTACTAGGATAATATGTACCTAAATTTGGGTTCGACACCTGATATACCGATTGATCAATACTTACTGACGTATCGGGGCGATTTGCTGGATTACCAACTTGTTCCATGCGAGCCCGTTTAGCAGCCGCCATGGGGTCGCTTAGACTATATCCAGCCGCCCAAATATCATTACTGGTATCAATGGTTATACTAGAAGAACGCAGTCCTAAGTTTTTTATAGTATCGGGCAGTACATTACCGTTTGGTTCTAATGGGTCAATCATTTGTACGTACACGACCTCGTATACTTTGTCATGAGTTCCTGGAATTACAGCAGTAGCTTTCTTAACACTACTGAATTGAAATCTCTTGCGCTTATGGTTTAACCCCATTGCTGATACATAGGCCGCTGCCTCTGTAGTTTCAATTCCGGCAAAGATTAACATTGATAGCTCTTGTTGAATCCCAAAATTTTCATCGGTTGGTCTATAGATGCTTTCTGGAGTAAACACGCTGGCATTGTTAATAAAGCCCTTCCAACGAGATCGTTGATCTAATTTTAAGAATGGTTTAGTTTTTAAATTACCGTATATTGCGCGATTTGGAGTATCAACCGTGATTGAAAATGTTCTAGTAGTTGCGCTGTAGCCAAACTGATCTTTAGCTTCAACTGTAAACACAAATTTACGATCTATAGTAGTCTTACCGTTATCAAATGATGTAAATGTTTTTGTAGAAGTTTGTGGCGGCTGATCAAAAAATCTAGTGAGGCCCTGGTTACCAGGTTTATAAAATTGATTGGCCTTGCCAATAATTTCACCATCTTGCGTTAATCCTAGCCCCGGCGGTAGTCTTCCGTTGACTTTTGAATACAATACAGTTGCCCCAGTGATGCTAGTAGTGGCTTGTATTTTTAAAGTGGATACAAAATTAGCATTAATTGATCCCAGATCGACCGGAGTAACCCATGACATCACGCTTTCGACTTCGCCTATCATACTGACGGTGAACACTCTTGGCGATCTTGCGTATTCACCTTTATCTGAAAACCGTGTAGCAGTTACAGTGAATTTGTAATCTTTAGTAATCGCAGGCTGATACGGTGAAATACCATATATTTCAGCGGTAGCGATATCAAAATTTAATCCTGGAGGTAGTTGACTTAAATCACCAATAAAGAAAGTTACCCCATCTGGCAACGCTAGCTGTAATGGTTCTACAACTGTTAACCTATATTCATTACTGCCCAATGAAGCCACATGAGATATATGATATTTTCTATAATCCGGAGTTGCTATCACTATGTCAGTTAGCGGATCAGTAATTGTAAACAATCCACCAAATGTTAACCATTGACCTATTACTGGAGCAACAGGTGTATTTGTTACGGTAATGCTATGACCGTTAATTTTATTATCAGTATATAATTTACTTAATGTAACTGCCGATATATCACTGTTTATTTCTTCTAATGAATAGATAACTTGGTCAGTGTCATATGTGTCTAATACTAATGTTATGTAATTGTTTGCTCTATGTAATCCAAGATTACTCTTAGTAAGCCATATCGGAGCACGTAGGTAGGTAGCATCTGCGGTAAACAAACTAGTACCATCTAATAATGAAACATTGTCTGATCTAAAATAATCGTCACCTACTACAAAGATAGCAAACTTTCTTTTTGACTTATATGAAATACTCGGAATAGTAGTGCCATTAATAGGATTAGTAGTATACGTGACAATGGTTTCCGGAGTCACATCACCGTCTGTAATACTAACTACGAATTCGTAATTTCTGTTTAGTTTCTTTGGTCTTGCCGCTGGTATACTATAATCAAAAAATACAGTATCGTAAATATAGCTGTCGTACCCGTTTGTTGGGCGCGACCCGAAATCAAAAGCTACTGAATCATAGTACCCGTCATCATATGTACCAGCCCCGTCTTGAGGTTTAATTGATAGCGCAGGCTCCACCCATCCTGTAATTTTACCATCGGGAGACAATGATAATCCTGGAGGTAACTGTCCGTCGTTGTCAGCAATGAAAAAACTTAATCTTTGACCTGCGGCAGTATCTCGATCAAATGCTTCAATTTGAAAATCTACATAACTCGAGTCTAACACAAAGTATTGCAGATTATTTTGATTAACTGTTAATGATCCTGACGGGGTAATAAATTCAGGGTCATCAGGACCTTGGATAGTTATAAAAAATGTTCTGTCAGATATCTGACCAAGTTTTTCTGCTCTAATACAAAATTCATAGATAGTATTTCTAGGAACTTCGTAAGGAGTTCCTATTATTTTTAATCCTGAGATTCTAAGACCACCGGGAAGTTTTCCTGATATTACTCTAAAATTACTAACTCCTGCTGATAAATTAATAGGCAGCGTAAGTTCTAGAGTAGACCTTTCTTGGAATGTTCCAAAGGAGTATCCTGATAGTTCGGTCCATACTGCTAGTGCCATGAATAGTCCTAAATTAGTTTAACGCTACCCAACCACGCTGTGTGCGGTCAGTGCTTCCTTCAAATTCACTATTATCTAATGGAACTGCTCTTTGAGAGTTTATCCCCCTTCTTAATTGTAATGCCATATTCTTCTCCTACCTTAAAAGGTTCCTAAATCAAAAGTACTTGCGGTTGGAGCAGTAAATGTTCCAAAATCACCAAAGTTTGCGTTTAATGCAGTTTGAATTTGAGTATTAAGCGTTCTAACATCAAAGCCCCATACTGTTGCTTTAATATCACCACTTGCGCCCGGGCTACCTGCTCCAATGACATTATAGCCATTTAGGCTCAAACTACCACCGAGTGTAGGACTGGTATCAGTTGATACTTCTACTACTGATGCTATATCAATAGTGGTAGCGTTGGCCGTCAGTGTAATTCCCGAGCTGCCAGTTAATGTTTTAAATTTTAATTTATTATCAACGTGATTGACAAATACTGGGGTCCCGCTACCAAGATTTTCACCACCAATACCGGTAGCAAATGTGGCATTTATTAAATCAAATGTTCCGTTAACTTTAGTAAAAGCAGTGTTTAAATCGTCACCTGTGCCGTCGTTAGGGTACTTTCCTAATTTTAGTTTTAACTCGTCTGGTATTATAAATCCGTTTGCCATGTTATTTCCTTGCTCTATAGTATATTTATCAAGGGTTACGAACCGCGCTGATTAGCCAAAAGTCACTGCTCATATTTGTATCTTGTATTACGCCATATGGCATATAAAAGTAACCGTTATCACCCCAACTAGTTCCCCAACTGTTACGTACAATAAAACGTCCATTGGTCTTGCCTGCTACAGGCATAGTGTCATCATAGCCCACGATACAAACAGCATGTCCACCTAATATCTGTTCAGTGGCTGTATTAGGAAAAGGCATCATTCCAGATCCTGCTTGGCCATGAGGAATATTCGCCCAGATACCTTCAAAACTATCATACACTGTAAATCCTATAACAACAGGGTTACCGGCGGCTACTGCGTTTTTAACTGCGGCAAAATTTGTACAGCGTTGATAGCCTGTTACTTTACGTTTAAGAGCATCTGTATATGCAGGAGCCGGTGGTTTGGTAGCAAACTTACTGGTATTGTAAGGCCATAGTGTTTCTACCGGAGCACCTTTGGTATAACATACTTTGATGCCGTCACGTATGTAAGCGCCAGCATCGTAACGCACTGATCCTTCTAATACACGCTCTTCGTAATAGATAAACAAACGGCTTACATCTAATTGTTTGCCGCCTTTACGATCGATGAGTTCAATCTGTCCGGCTATAGCGTTACCAGTACATGAGCCAATGTTCCCTTGATCTTCAATGGGACTACAGTAATTTCTTAGATCAACTACTGGTGCTAGTGTTAGTGCTGTGTTAAGTTGATACAAATGATCTCTAGCATCCGGAGGATCCGGTAGCCAGCGATACTTGCCCAGTAGACTAGGATTAAAAATTCCCGCTACATTGATTGTTGATAAATTTACACCCGTTGTTTTCATATTCGCTCCGTTAAATCCAACCAGTACTACCAGCTACTTTAGCCCAAATAGGATCAGTACCGTCTGTGTAGTTGGCAATACAATAATAAAATTCTCCGCCAATTGAGTCAATAGCTACCATACCTTTTAAATCTCCAGCCTGCCCCTCTTTAGTTGTAGGCTTGGCCTGTAATGTTAATGTAGCACCTAATACACTAGTGCCAGCACTATTTTTAATATCACCACC